ACTAACAATCTTCTCTACTTAATACCAATGTACCACGTATTTGATTGTCTGTCAACAACTATTTTAAACTATTTACTGCTTGGTAGAACGAGCGCGTTCACGCTTAGTTTTACCAGTACGGATGCGGTGAGACACTTTCTTCACTTCGCCGTTGATGGTCATTTCAACTGGCTTACTTTCAGTCTGAGTAGACTTGCTCTCAAACTGGAAAGGCTGAATGATTTTGTCTACTGCGCTTACTTTCTTACCCATTATGTCTCTCCTTATATGATTTATTTTGAAATTGTGCCTCTCTGTCGCCATAAGCGAGGCTACTTACTATGATCGGAAAACAAAAGTTACAATAACTTTTAAAAACGATGGCTTGTATATTTCATTAAGTTGTGCTCGACAAGAAGGCTAGTCTACAAACGCTACAACTTTAAATCAACGCATATACCAGACGCAAACTGGCACTCCCACCAAGAGTCGAACTTGGGACTAGAACTTAGAAGGTTCCTGTTATATCCACTTAACTATAGGAGCAAATATTCTTTTTAACCTTGTTGGTCAGTGAGGTAACTATACTACAGTTTCAGTAATAAAGTCAACATCTTTTTTAAACTTTCTTTTCTTGTTCCCAAAAATAACTCCACATACAGAGCACTTCTGACCTGGAGCTACTAAATCTCTATCGCAGCCACACCATACTCGCACTTTCTTTGGTGACTTGGCCTTTACTCTATTCGAATGTCTTTTGTAAGTCAATCTCTTTTCTCCCTTCACGACGAGCTTTCTTTCTTTTTGCTCGGTCAATTACTTTTCTGACAGTCCAGTGTCGCTGAGTTCGATCAGGATGGAAGCAGCAACCCCAACCACAGATAGAGTTATCTTTTTCTGTGTGTCCATATGGTTTCATTATTACCTCCGATAAAAATAATAAGAAAGAGTGTTTCTTTATTATTACTTCTAAAGAAAGCCCCCGAAGGGGCTTATAAAATTACTTGCCGTTGTTAACGGTAACACCCTGGCGCTGAGCATCAGCACGAGCGATTTCCAGACGAGTTTCACGTTCTGCGGTAATCTGACCTTTCAGATCTTTGTTCTGCTCTTCGAGGAAGGCAATACGCTGTTCAAAAGATTTCTCGTTAGCTTCGAACTGAGCGATAGCTACGCGATGGTTTGATTCGATTGCAGACTTCTGAGCGTTAAACGCGATTGCTGCTGAACGTTCACCTGCTGCTTTGGCTTCTGCCAGAGCGTCTTCGTTAGAATCCTGAGCCACAGCCAGATCTGAACGGAGGGTAGCCAGTTCTTTAGGATCGATAGTTACCAGAGTACGAGATTTCAGAAGAGTACCAAGTACTTTATCTTCGTCTTCAATTACTTTCAGTTTCAGTTCAGCAGAAGCTTCACGGAATTTAGTATCGAACTGCTGATTCAGGTTATCCAGATCATTCTGCTTGTATTCGATATCAGTCGCCAGAGAAACAGCTTGGTCAGCGATTGCTGCCAGATCCTGAGTGATTTTAACCAGGCCAGTTGCTGCGGTGTTCAGTGCTTTAGTAGAACGATCTGCTACGGTGATTACTTTTTTAACTTCTGACATATCTATATTCTCCTCTAAGAATTATTTATTTTTGATTAGTAATCTGTCCACTATAGTAATGAACAGAGCATTAAACAAAGTTGGAGCCGGATGGTGGAGTCGAACCACCTATGTATTCACATCACCCTAAAAGTGAATGCTGTTTTCGGGCTTTGATGGCCCCGCCCTTACCCAAGGGCTTATCCGACGTTGGTTGATGCGTCACAGGACTCGAACCTGCAATGTGTGAGTCATCGGCGGCTTCCGGTAAGCTACGGCGCTCAACCGTAGTAGATTCCCTATTCCCCCGCGTCTACCGATTTCGCCAGACGCATCATTGTTTCAACGAGGAGGATATTAACACGGTTTTTGATGCCGTGTCAACACCTTTTATTTAAATAATCTCAATAATACGCATTTATTTTCTCCCTCTGAGATTATTGTTAAGTTGAGGAAGAATCAGTACGGTCACAACACTTGCTACCGAGGTGTTTACCCAAGGCGAAAGCAACAAGCAAAGAGACCAACTGGACGGAGATTGCTATTTCAAGAGCCATAATCGCTCCTTACGTAGTTGGAGATCCGTTCATTGTAGAGATTACAATTTCGGATTTCACGGTTTGTGATCGAACCCAGGCTGAACCGAACTCCGGTGCAATAGTGCTCCAGTTAGCTAAGCGGTGATGATCGTGAGTAAATGCAGTAGGCATAGTTTCGCTGAATGCAAGATAGACGTTTCCGACTCTTACTTCAACAACCGAAACAGTGCTTCCGTCAATCACTTTAATCCAACCGTCAGTGTCCGTTAGTGAGTATGACTTAGTTGCCATTGTGTTTCCTTAATCTAGGTTATTTGAGGGTGATGGTGTATATTGAGTAAGAACATCGGTGATATCTTGATGATGATACTCTCTATACTCTGAATCATCTGATGCTAGGCTAGTACATACGGAACATAAGTCCGATTCTTTAATCAGTCCACTCTTGCTGGCGTTAGCCCTATTGTGAAGTTTCCGATTACAAGCTTTACATCTAAAATGAAAACTGTGTCCATTCATAGTAGTTGCTCATACACAGAGGGAGTATTAGCAAGCTTTAATATACCACGAATAGAGGGGAGTTGTCAATCTGTCTGACGCATCCCCTACCCTCTTTATAACTTATTTCAGATACTTGCTCACCGTTTCATCCAAGATGCAGCGAACTTCGTCGATACTTACGTCAACAACCATTTGGCTATTGCGGAAGATTTCTTTCAGTTCATTGCGCTCTGACGAGATATCGGAGAAAGACAAACCATCTTCCAATACCAGATCTCCATCTGGGCTAGCCACTACAGCCAAGAATCCACGAGCAGAACGTTTACCTAAGTCGGTTTTTGGTTCCTTGCTTACAAGAATCTCGTTACCGTCAATGATACAACCTGTAGCTTTACAAGCAAAGCCGAAAGTATCACGAGTGCTGTAGTTGTAAGTGTAACTACCAACACCAAGAACGATATTGCTCGATGCAAAACCATTCGCCTCCAGACGTTTGAAGATTTCCTTGGTCAGACTAACAGTAATACTGTCACCGTAGATCAGGCCAATATGTTCATCCAGAACTTTGTAGCCCTTACTGTTGACAGTGCCGCCAAAGGTTTCCCACAGAATCTGAATAGTACCTACAGCTTCGTGACGGGGAATCTCATATACTTCGTTGATGCTGGCGTTAATGGTACGATCACCAGTAATATCGTAGTATTTGTCACGGTCTTCCAGGTAAATAACTTCTGTACTAATTCCAACACTCGAAGTCTGCATTGTCTGCCAATCTTTGAAGCTTTCAATCTTGTAACCGCAAATAATATGCAGGGGCTTACCGCTATCTGGACGGATAACTAATTTACCGTCACGTTCCATAATCTCTTCTTTCAAGAGAGGAAGGATCTCAGTGACCAGCGCCCAATAGTCATAACTATCTGCCACGTAAGACACGATGCCGTCAGGGTAAATCTGAGTGACATACTTACGCAAGAATTCCAGTTCAGAGAAGAAGCGTTGTTCATCAACGTTCATTGCTGCAAAACCATCAACTTCGATCATCAGTTTAGCCAAGATATCACTAATGTTGGTGGTAGCTACGCTGTGTTCTGATGCTGGGATGCTTCCAGCTACAAAGGTATCTTCGCCGTAGTAGAAATCATCTACGTAGCAAACTGCACGTAATGTGTCAGTACCTTTAAATGCCAGTAAGTGACCGAAGCCTGAACGATAGCCATCATCGATACCAGATAAGCCACGAGCAGAGAAATCGTGAAACTGGAAGGCTAAGTGATCTTTGCTGTCACAAGTAGATTCAGCGTAAGACTCACCCAGCAGACGATACTGGAATGCGATAGTCGCATTGTTCATTGTCTTCCAGGTTTCTGCACTCAGCATAGTTTCCAGATAGTTCACCAACCAAGCAAAGCCTGCTACTGTATTGTGAATCGTATAAACTGGAACCTGAATCGGACACAGTACACCTTCTGGTAGCGCTCGTACAGACAGAGGCAAATAACCTAAGTCGTGCAGTGCTTCGATGTGATCAGTGCGATTCTGACGACCGTTATAGCGAGTCATAAACTTAGAGTATTCCGCAACGACTTCATCTTTTGGACGAGAGAAGAAGTTTTCATTCCAATCGTCAATCAGTCGTTCTTTAATCACGCCCTGGATACCAGCAGCAATTACGCCGCGAGGTGCATTAGGTGCGTAATGCGGGAAGTACTTATCACCGCGAGGGGTGAAGTTAGAAAACAGGATTTCCATATTGTCAGCGTACTGGTCAATGTGGCTTGGTTTGTAACCGTCAGTGTTGAACAGTGGGTTTTTAATACGTTTAGCCATAATCATATCTCCTTTTCGTTTTCGATAGGGAGAGTCTACACCCTCCCTGATTATTGTCAATACTTAGTTGTAGTATTTGTTCAAAATAACACGGCGACTGATCCCCTGGTTTAGTACGAGGATATCTTGGTCAATCTCAACATTATCTTTCCAGACGTTAAGAGAGTGTACGCGGTCAATGATACCTTCCAGAGGACGAAGCCCTTTAGAGAAAATACCGTGAGTTACGTAGAGATCTACACGTCCTGCGTTACGACTCTTGAGAAGTTCAGCTAGTTTGATGAATGTATAGCCGCCGTCACAGATATCATCCACGATGATTAGATTTCGACCTTTGAAGTCTTGGACAGAAATATCTGTGTGTTTGATAGCTCCAGTAGCAGTATCACGAATCTTTTCAGCACAGTAAACATCTACTCCACCTAATTCTTTCGCAACCTTGAAGATTTTCTTCAAAGCGCCAGCGTCAGGAGACACGATAGCGAAGTTATCCATTGGGATGTAGTGTCCCAGCATTTCTTTCACAATCTTCTCTTGTGGAATGATGGTGAGTCGGTCGATCAGTGCCGGAGTAACGTCACTGTGCGGATCTGCAATTACCACCTCTTCAAAGTCCCAGCTATTGATGATATTAGCAAACACCTTAAGCCCGAATGCCTCTCCTGCTTCACAAGGGCGATCCTGACGACCGTAAGGAACGTAGAGCATAATCAGCTTCACTGGAACACGGAAGTGAGCACAACGCGATATAGCGTCTTTAATCATACCTACTCGCATAAGGTCATCACTGCTGCGGATTTCTGCTTCAATAATCACTTCATCACCGTAAGAGATTTCCTTTAATGCTTCTGGCAGAACAATGTGTTCTTCCCCAGCAGAGAATCGGAAAGACTTAACAGGACACTCAATCGTGTTCATATTAAAACCTAACATAGTGCGGATACTTACTTTCATACATTCACCTCCAATTTTGCGTTAACAGGGATTGCTACGCCGTCTATAGGCATTGAATCTACCACACCTTTGTTCAGGTTGACAAGATAAATCATATCTTCTGCTTCACCAGGTGGACGCTCAATAATCATAAAATACTCACGCCCCACTTTGATAACATCTCCGATATCCAGTTTGCGTACATCGACAAACACCTGACCACCAGCCTGTATAATAATCATAACACCACCTCCATAGAAACAGAAGTCGCAGCTTCAACAAGGGATTCCCCATCGGGAGAGATAAGATACCCATCCTTTAAGCGTACACATTGTGGATCACCGTACCCATCTTCTTCATCAGACTTGATATAGAAATCACCATCATAGATGAATACTGATCCGTCTTCAAGATTCACAAGCTTCTCTACCCTGGAAGCCTTAGTGTGTTTAATATCAATCATATGTCAATCTCCATTTTTGCAGAGTGGGCTACATCAACAGTAGCGGCAGGGTCATAAGTAAATAATTGACCATCACGAATTCTAACGCAGCGAATATCTCCGTATTCATCTGTCTCGTCGGTGAGGATATGGAATGTACCATCATAGTTAAAGACAGTACCGCTTTGGAGGCTACCCAGCCTTCCGGTTTGCTTCTGATTCTTTTGTGATATTTCAATCATAGAATACCTCCATTGATGCATTGTGTATAGGGGTGACTTCGTGACTCTGTGAGATACGACTAATATCTCCTGTAGCTAAGTCTACACAAACTGATGAATGACCCGCTCCTACTTCATCTGTCTTCATAAACACAGAGTCTTCAAACTTGAATAAACCCCCAATTGGTAAGAGCAGAATGCTGGTTTTATTTTTCTTAGCAACTTCTTTAATCTCTAACATAATTCCTCCTGTTTCGTTTCGATGGATGTAATGTACTCCTTAACGACTTCACCTGTCAAACTCTTTTTGAAAATAATATCTTCTATATAGATCTGTTGTTCCTTCGTCACAACATCTCTGTTATCTAAACTCACTTCGTTCGTTAAGATAAAACAACCTAAAACATTAAAAACAAAAGAAGTTATTACTACTCACTCCCTTCGGTCGTTCGTAGAAGATCAGTAGGGTAACACACTTTAAAACAAAAGTCAACAACAAAAGAATAAATATTTAAGTCTTTTGTCTTTAATACTCAGTATGTTCGCTTCGCTCCCATACTTCGTAAGAGAGGGTATCACAATTTAGACTAAAAATCAAGTTGTATTATGTTTTATTTAATGGTAGAGTGCAGGCTGTTTTTACAGAGGAGAATGAAAATGAACAAATCGCTTGCAATGTCACTGCTAACTATGCAGAATGTAGACCTTACCCCGAAAGCTAAGCGCGGTGGTGCAGCTACCCACAAAGGGAAGCTTACTAAGACCGATTCTAAGCTTCTTAAAAGTAAACCTTGGTGATTTATCGTCTTATGTGATAAAGTGCCTTAAAATGCGATACAGGAGGTGCTAGGTGTATTCTATTGTGAGTAAGGTGATGTTCGGTGAACTGTATCACTGTGTCTATGAAAACAGTGTGAGTGTAGGGCCTGGCATCACTTGGATTTACCTAAAAAGTTTAAATATTTACTGGAGAATTAATATGCCTATTTATGATTACCACTGCAAAGAACACGGATCATTTGAGAAGATGAAGAAGATCTCCGAACGATCCTCTGCCAACTGTCCTGAGTGTGAGGCTGAGTGTGAGCAAAGTATTACCGCTCCGAAGATGGTGAACGGTGGTTTCTGCGATAAGTCTATGAAATTAAGCAAGAAGTTTTAACAGGAGGAAATTTAGAGTATGAAGATTATCCCATTAAGTATTGCGCAGTCGTATGTAAGTCACTGGAGTTGGTGGGAAGGAGTGAGAGAACTCCTCCAGAACGCAGTTGACACAAAGGATTATGAGGTGCAAATCTCAGAGAACAACGAGATCATCATTATCTCTCGCGGGGATCGTATCCCTGTCAGTGCATTGCTTATGGGTAAATCTGGCAAGCAGGATGATGACAGCACCATCGGAAAGTTTGGTGAAGGTATGAAACTTGCTTTCTTGGTATTGGGGCGTCTAGGTGCAACAGTCGTAGTGCAAAACTATGATGAAGTGTGGCATCCTGCCTTCCAATGGAGTGATACTTTCCAGGAGGAATGTCTTTCTATCGGAATCGTATCGGCTGTAGATATTGGAGAGGTTCAGATTACTATCTCCGGTGTTCCTGATGAAGTGTTGGAAGAGGTGAGCGATAAGTTTCTCCCTCTTCAAGACAGAACTCCTGAACATTCATCCCACAACGGAGAAGCCTACAAGAAAGATGCAGACGGCTGTGACCTGTATATCAATGGTATCTTCGTCACTAATATGGAAGGTCGTTATAAATATGACTACAATTTCAGGCCATCGGCGTTTACGTTAGACCGAGATCGAAATACCGCAAAGGATTTTGAGGTTCGTTGGGAGGCAAGTGCATTATTGATGAATGCAAACCAGTTCTTGCTTATTGCTGAAATGGTGTCTGATGGATATCTGGATGTTGAGCACTTCAAATATCACAGTAGCTGTGCAACCCAGGAAGAGAAAGACGATATGGATAGCTTGGCTGTATCTCTGTTCTTCACGCAGCACGGAGAAAATGCTTGGGCTATCAACCGTAGCTGGGAGGACGGTAAACGCCGTCTCGTCACTAAGGCTTGTATTGATAAGGGATACATCCCTGTAGAAGTGCCGGATGGACTATATCATCTGCTGAAAGGTAAGTTTGCTGTTGACAAAGATATGCAGGAGGTGTTAAGCTTCAAGCCAATCGAGTTCTTAGAAGGTTTCCTTGCCGAGAACAAACGTCATATGCGGTCTAAGCCTGTACGTCAGTTGAAAGCCGTTATCGAACGACTCAAAATTATCCGAGGAGCTTAAATGAACCCGAACATTTATACATTATGGCTGGACGATCACAAAGTAGAATCAACTCTCTCATACACTGAGGCAAAGAAGAAGTTTATGGAGTGGATCGATTTCACCAAAGAAAACAATGTCGCTTATCAAGCGGTAATCGTAACTAAGAATATGGAGGTATTACTTGAATATCGAAGGTCGAATCCCACTGCCAAATGAGACTGTGTTTGAGGCGAAGGAAGTCTTTTACACTTGCATTGGCAAAGGTGGCTTGTATCGTATCGTTGGTCGAGCGCGTGGAGCGGGTAAGTCTCGTGAGACAGGCGTGATCGTAGTATACGAAGATGTTAACTCGTTAGAGCATATGCCTTTCTTCCGTACTCTGGAGGACTTCCAGGATCGTATGCAAGAGGTGGACATTGATGAAGCAATCGCCGCTCAAGAGTAACACAAAGAAAGCAGCCCCTAAAAAGGCTGCTCCAAAGAAACGCGCACCAGCGAAACCAAAAGTCAACCGGACTTTAAAGGTAGCGAAGGAAGCGCCTAAGAAAAAGAATAAGTTTGATACAGAAGCGTTTACTTTTAGTACGCCTATAGAACACATTGAAGCAGCGCTGGAGCGCCTGGATAAACAGGACGCAGATCCAATGGCTGAACCATTTACAAAAGATGAAATCTATTGGATGGTGGTGTGGACGGAAATGTTACCGGAAGCTAAAAGACGTAAAATGACGCACGTCCCTTGTTGTGCGAAAGAACGCGCTGTTTTGAAGTTACCTAAATTATAGGAGGATGAAATGAAACCAGACACTATCCTGTGGTTGGATGATGTACGTGACCCTAAAAACTTTGGTATGGAAGGTGCTGTCTGGATCAAGACATTCTCAGACTTCGAAAATACTCTTCATACCTTGATCGAAGCGATGCAGGATGATAATATCGTTCACATCAGTTTTGATAATGACCTGGGCACTGAGGAAGAAGGGTATGATGGATTCTGTATCTTGGAGGAGTATCTTCATATGGGATACTTCGAAGGGCTGAAAAAGATCACAGTACATTCATCAAACCCTAGCGCAGTTCATAAGTTTATGTTAGTATCTCGGGCAATGAAGGCTCACTTTGATATTGACCTTTTACGTACACCACTTTGAGGAGTAATTATGATTGACGTTAGCGTAGTTCTGGAATACCTTAAGGATTACCGCGAAGAACTGAAACAACCTATGGATCGTGTGCTGGCAAGAAAGGCATTGTTCACCAACGGTGTTCCAGTAATGAGCTTCGAGGAGATGGTTTCCTTTGATAGTGATGTTTTCGACGAAATGTTTGAATACTACATCACAACAGGACGTAAGCCAAGTCGCCGCCCTATATTGGAGCGTATTTACCCTTGGTTTGGATATGTAAAAGGTAATGTGTATTGGGGCAAAGCTGTAGATGTTGAGCGGCGTGCTCTGAGAAAAATGCAGATGAAAGACTTGCATTACTCGGAGGATAATGTACACTTCGTATCGGATGTTCATTTCTTGCATAAGAATATCATCCATCACAACCGAAACAACATCTCAAACATTGATGAAATGCATCATCTGCTGATTGAAGCGTGGAACAAACAAGTGGGGCCAAACGATTTGGTGTTTGACTTGGGGGATCTCACCTTGGGTAGTATGACTAAGGGATTGGAATTACTTAAGCAGTTGAATGGCTTTATTATTCATCTGAAAGGAAACCACGTTAGTGAAAAGGAATGGGAGTATTACGATATGAATCTCCCTAAACAAAAGTTTGTTGACAGTAGCTACTTATGCAGTACAATCAACGGGCAGAAGATTGCAATGTGTCACTTCCCGATTCTGAGTTGGGACGATATGCACCGCGATAGCTGGCACCTGTTTGGTCACTGTCACGGAAGTAATGCAATGGAGCAGCATATGGGCAAGGCGATGGATGTTGGAGTAGATGCAACTGTAGGCATTACTGAATCACTCCGTCCTGTCTCTATGGCAGAAGTAAGAACAGTTATGGCTGGCAAAAGAATTGTTAGCTGGGATCATCACGAAGTAGGAGGAAACTAATATGAGCAATATCAAATACCCGAGCACAAACCAGTTCCGTCAGGTAGTTAAGACAATGAAAACTCAACTGGAGTATGATCATTATAATCCAGAGACGCAGGAACACGTCACAAAGATTCCAGAAACGTATGTGATCCCTTACATCGGTACTGTGAAGATTCACGGCACCAACGGTAGCGTACTTTTCCGCTCAGAAACTGATTTCATCTTCCAATCAAAAGCCCAGCAGGTAGACATTGGGAAAGATAATGCCGGATTTGCAGCGTTTATGCATCGCAAAGATATGGATCTTCTGCTGGCGCGAGTACGTAAAGTATGTGAGGATCATAACGTAACATTTGAGTTCCCTGTCGAGATTGCTGGAGAGTGGGCAGGTCGTGGTATTCAGAAAGGCGTTGCTGTTACTGAGGTTGAACCATTCTTCGCTGTATTCCGTGTTGCAGTAGGTGAGCGTCCTAATGGCGGTCTGAAATGGCTTCCGACAGATATCATCGGGCCAGTGTCTGATAATGAAAACCGGATCTTCAACATTCTACAGTTTGGCTTTGTTCCACTGGAGATTGACTTTGAAAATCCTCAGAATGTACAGAACACCCTCGTATCTCTGACAGAAGAAGCAGAGAAAGAATGTCCGGCAGGTAAGTTCTTTGGTGTGTCTGGTATCGGTGAAGGTTATGTTTGGACTCCTGCTGATCCATCTCTGGCTATTGACTCTGGCTTGTGGTTTAAAGTGAAAGGCGATAAGCACTCTGTTTCTAAGGTTAAGACCTTGGCGGCAGTAGACCCTGAACGTATGGCAAACATCGCTGAGTTTGTGGAATATGCCGTAACTGAAAATCGTCTGGAGCAGGCTCTGGGTGAAGTAGGCTTGGATAAGACCAAGATCGGAGAGTTTGTTAAGTGGATGTCTACAGACATTCTTAAAGAGGAAGGCGATGTTATGGAAGCCTCCGCTCTAACAATGAAAGATGTTGGTAAGAACATCTCTGATAAATCCCGTAAATGGTATATGGCTAAACTGTAAGAGGAGAATTAAAATGCAAGTAACTGACTTCCTGAAAACACCTGGTAACTCTCTGACCCTGTTAACTCTGTCTACAGGCATAAAAGTGAAAGAATATCCAGAAGAGGGCTTATACGTCCTAAACTATGACCAGATAGATAGTCCAAAGACACATCCTCTGGTTATGGAGTGCCGAGCACTGATCCTTGACAGGGAGTTTAATGTGGTTGCTCGTTCATTTGACCGATTCTTCAACCTGAATGAAGCGCCGGATACACAGGCGCATTTAGATTGGGATATTGCTGAGATTGCTGATAAAGTAGATGGTAGTCTAATCAAACTGTACTACTGGAACGGTGCTTGGCGCTTCTCTACTCGTGGCACAGCATTTGCTGAAAGCCAGTGTATGAATAGTGAATACACATTCCACGATCTTTGCGTCAAAGCTTCTAACGCTAGTTATATGGAAGAGGTAGAGGCGTCAGCAGAACTGGCTGATCTTGACCAGGGAGTTACATACCTACTGGAGCTTACTTGTCGTGAAAACCGAGTGGTAACAGTATATGAGGGCTATCATCTGCACTTCTTAGGTGCTCGTCGTAATGACACTGGTGAATATGTGACTGTCCCTAATAGTGCATTATGGGTGATGAACTGGAAAGCTGTTAATAAGTATAAGTTTAACAGTGCTCAAGCTTGTAAAGAGACAGCCGAAAAGCTTCCTAATCTGGCAGAAGGTTATGTTGTTTACCAGAATGGCATCCCTGTTTGTAAGGTGAAGTCTCCAGCATACGTTGCTGTCCACCATCTCCGAGGTAACGGTATCCCTTCTTTGAAGCGTATTGTTGATTTGGTTGCTGTGGGTGAAGAAGACGAGTATCTTACTTACTTCCCAGAGGACAGAAAGTACTTTGATCCGGTGACTCAAGCTAAGGCTTGGATTATCAATCAGGCTGATGCTATGTGGCACGTAGCTAAAGATATTGAGGAACAGAAGAAGTTTGCCATTGTGGTGAAAGATCTGTCCTTTGCTTGGTTGCTGTTTCAAGCAAGAAAGGTAAACAAGGAGCCGTCTGAGGTGTTCAACTCCGCTCCGCTGGAGAAGCGATCTAAGACAATCCTGAACTATGTCGAAAAAGCAGGGAATGCTTTGAAATAAGGAGGAAAATTGAAGAATTTCTATATCATTCGTGGTGTATCTGGGAGTGGCAAGTCCACTCTCGCTAAAACAATGTCTGAGGCTCTTGGAGCTTCACATTTAGAAGCTGATATGCTGCTATACAATAACCAAGGAGAATACGTCTGGACAAAAGAAGGCGTATCTGAGGCACATCGACAGACTGCGATTCATCTGTATCACTTAATGGAGTCAGGTGAGTCTAATATAATTCTGTCCGATACCTCTGCAAAACAAAAAGATATGCAAAAATACCTTGATCTGGCTAAAGAGAAGGGTTACACTACGACAGTGATTGTAGTTGAGAACCGTCACGGCGGTAAGTCCATTCACGATGTAAGCGAGGAAACACTAGCTAAACAACGTGATCGTATCCGAAGCACTATTTCACTCTAAGGATAAAATATATGTTGATTAAAGAACTTAGTCCTGGTACAGTATACAAACTGAAAGACGAACACTTTATTCAGAACAAACTGATGGTGATTGCAGTCCCATATGACATTGAAATTGTCGATAAAGAGTTTGGGGCACCTGTTTGTGCTGGACTAGCGTCTATTGATTTGGTAACATTCGAACTCGTTCAGTGGCAAGGCCACGAAGAACAAGAAGCAACTTTACTTACAGAAGGAGATGAATAATGTCAACAGCAATCTATGTACGTGGTGAACGTGGTGATCAGAACCTGTTTTCTTTCAACGATGATGTTTCTATCTACGATATTCGTCGTGAGATGGAAGATTTTATCCGCGAAGTACGAGGCTTTGTTCTGGCAGAGTTCCTTATCAGTACAACCCGAGGTGATTACTGGTATATGGACATTGAAGGGCTGGTGAATGATATTGGTGAGTTTTCTGTGGAGATGAACGGCTAATGCATACTGTTCCCGATTTTGAGGTCGGGAATATCGTCAAGCTACTATCTGGCGGTGTTCCAATGACTGTTCAAGAAGTCTTCGATAATATGTGTAGTGTTATCTGGATGGATTTGAAAGGCGAGATGAAAACTACTCGCGTTTATAAATCTGTGTTACGGCATCTGAATGACGAGGAGTATCAATGGAACAAGTAAAAACAACCCTATATGCTTTAAACAAAGATGAAAGCTTTCAACAGTGGAAGGTATTCACTGTGGGCAGCACTATTGTTGTAGAGTTTGGGAAACTCGGTGGTAAGATTCAAGTTAAGCGCACGGAAGCTAAACCTAAGAATGTAGGTCGAGCAAATGAAACAACAGCCGAGCAGCAAGCAGTACTGGAAGCTATTTCTAAATGGGAAAAGCAGGTTCGTACTGGATACCGTGAATCTACCGAAGAGCTTGAAACTGTCGAGCAATTCTCTCCGATGCTTGCTCACGATGGGAATAAGCGTAGCCACGATATTGTGTATCCTTGTTATGTTCAGCCGAAGCTGGATGGTTTACGTTGCCTGGTTACTTTTGATGTATTTGGTAATCCTATTTTCAATAGTCGTGGAAATAAGACATACCCAATCCAAGGAAAGATAGCCGAACAAATGACAGAGTTGCGTGACAAGACGATGAATACGATCTTTGAAAATCGCACACCGATGTTTGATGGTGAAGTTTATCTACACGGGCTGAGCCTACAAAAGATTGTAGCTCTGGCTAAGAAGTGGCGTACTCACGATGAAATTGAGATCGAAATTGATAAGGATTTCGAGGCAGATAAGAAACGTCGAGCAAAAGCTATTGCAGCAGGGGAAACTGTATGGAAGAACTTTGCTAAGCGCGAGATTAGCGTGGAAGTAGAGCCAGTACGTGACACTGATCGATACAATGGTTATGAGAGTGCGGATCTCCAGTTCCATATCTTCGATATTCCTGATTCGAAGAAGAAATGGTACGTCCCTAAACCAGATGACCAGGTAGAATGGGCTGATAGTCGATACACTGATCTATTCCTCATTGGGCTGGAAGCTAGTGGTATGTCTCACTTACGTTTTGTTAAAGGTAAGGTGTTAGAGACAGAAGAGGCTGTTAAGCTTTACATTGGTGATTATATGGAGCAAGGTTATGAGGGCGTAATCGTCCGTAACTTTGATGGTGTCTACTTATTCAACCAACGATCATCGGATCTGATTAAGTGGAAGATTTTTCAGACGATTGAAGCATTTGTTTTTGGATTTGAGATTGACAAGAACGACGAAGTTCTGTTACACTGCCGTCTTCAATCTGGAGTTGAGTTCAAAGTGAAAATGAAAGGCACCCACGCCTACCGAGCAAACTGTATGTATCTGGTAGGTAGTTTCATCACAATTAGCTTCCAAGCTTATACTGATGACGGAGCACCTAGCTTTGCAACTGGACTCACTGAACGTGATGTTAACCCTGACACTTGGGAGGTATTAGAATAATGTTTACTACCGCACTTATCGTGCTGTCTATTATGTGGTTGGTAATGTTTGTCTACTACATTATCAATACAACGAATGAAACTACCACAGCAGCAATCGTAGGTATTGGTGTGGCATATTTTGCCGGATGTGGTGTAGCGGATTTCATCTTAAAAGCAGCAACCTGGATTGCCCAACTATAATTAGAGGGCTTCGGCCCTCAGTAAGGAGAGATTTTTAATGGCTAAGAAGTTTTACAAAGAACAACGCAATCACTCAACATTCTTCCAGAACGCAGCAGAACGTGTAGTAAGCTGGAACGCGATTGCAATGAACGAATCCCCGAGCAACTACGAAAAGTTTGCTGAGAAGTTCACCCACGAGAAGTTTGTTCATCAGATTTCTCTGGTAGAAGAAGAACTCAAAGAGTACCGTGATGCATTCCAAGCACAGGATCAGGTAGAGATGTTGGATGCAGCCGCAGATATCTTTGTTGTATCAGGATTCCTGACTTATATGTTCTTCGGCCCCGCTATTCTTAATGAGTTTATGAAATACGGTGTAGCAGATCATCTGGCAAGCGATCCCTACGAAACACTGTGTCGTTCTCGGGAAGTACTTGACAGTTCAGATCAGACAGCATTCCTGATGGCGGCAATCTTCCGCTCTTCTCGTGACTCGCTGGTAAAAACTGTTCACGATGGTAAAGGAGCTATTCTGGAAGTGTTACGTAGTAACGACAGTAAGTTTCCTACTGAGCAACAGCTTCGTGATAGCCACCAGCTTCTTACCGAAGATATCTCAGAGGTTCTTGAGGCAGAATTAGCTTGGATTAAAGAAAACCGTACCGAATATTCTGACTTCTCTGTTGTTTACAACGAAGAGTTTGAGGTGTATACTTTCCTCGATGGTAATGGTAAGTATATGAAACCATCTACTTTCAGTCCGGCAAACCTCAAGCCGTTTATGGTGGAGTAATGAGTTACAGTGCTCAAGCAATGCAATACCAGTTGATGCAAATCATTAAGCAGTTGAAGGCTGCTGGTATTGATGATATAACTACGGAAGATGTTTCTTTGAAGCACTCTGTGAGAGGTAAGCTGGTAGTAAGATTCAACACGGAAGAGCAATGGCTCGATAATCCTGAGAACAAAGCCAGCGCTGCACAAAAAGTAATGAAGCAAGCATATAAAGGTTGCAAGCTTCCTGACTGTGTAGTAGAGTACGAAAAGGTTAAATACCTCGTTAAAGTAATCAAATAATTATAGGGCTGGCAACAGCCCTTCATTAACAAAGGAGAATATTATGTCATTCGCAAAAACTTTCAAATCTGTTGTTACTCTGGAACTGACCGAAGCTGTTGACCTGAACGCAATCAACAATATCACGGATCGTCCGTTTGAGTATGTACCTGCTGGTGAATGGGAAGCAGAGAGCATCGGTCTGATTCATATCGACGGTGAGTTTGTGAAAGAGTTCGCTGGTCTGCAAGTGATTAACATCGGCTCCAGTGTTAAGAAAGTTAACAAGAAAAAAGTGAAGCGTCTGGTTAAAGAACGTGTAGCTGAGATGCAAGCGCAGTATGCTGAAAACAACCCAGGCGAAACCCTGAAAGTTAGCAAGGAAGATAAGGATATTATCGCAGAAGAAATCGCATTTTCTCTGCTGCCAGAGACAGAGGTTGACGAGTTTGAAAACCTGCTGATCGTGGATAAAGAAAACCAGCAAGTATTCGTTGTCAACACCAGCAAGAAAGCTAGCGAAAAGCTGACTGACTTTGTGCGTGACCTGATTGAAAGCTTCCCTGTGGAAGGTATTGTGAAAGACGAGTCAATGGTAGTGAAAGGTTTCTCTGAACTGCTTACTGGCGATATCACTACCCGTTTGGCGCTGGGCAACTACATCAAACTGGCTGACGCTGACGGTGTTGTTGTCTGGACTAAAGAAAGTCTGTATCAGTCAGAAGCATCTGAACTGCTGGAGACAGGTAAGCTGGTTCAAGCGATTGGTCTGGATTATGATGCGGTTGTAACTTTCGTGGTGGATACTGAGTTTACTCTGAAATCCCTCAAGTTCGATAAGAGCTTTGAGGCAGATGGTACTTTTGAAGCGAACGTACTTGCAATCGTAAATGAACTTCGTGGCATCATCAAAGATCTAAAAGAAGAAACTTTTAGCGAATAAGTATTGACACGCTCAGTCTAGTTATGTTAAGATGCCCTTCTAGTAACGAAGGGCTTTTTATTAGGAGACTCACAATGAAACGAATCATCCTCGCAATCGCATTAATGACTTCATTCTGTGCCGCAGCGCAACAGACTACATTAATCCTTGAAGCAGAGTACATCAGCGGTAACGCCAAATATTGTGTATATTCTAATGCTAGCCATACAGAGACTGTTGAGGTCAGCGAGAATTCACAATGTCGGCATACGGAGACTTTCGATGCCGATTAACATCACTAGGAGGATGTTATTAGCGGCTTTATCAAAATCAAACTGGAAGACCTGCCAAAATATGTAGACGAGAATACGGAAGTTGTGATTGACTACGATCAAATCGCTTTCCAAGGAGCGTCAGCGCTAGAAAAGAGAGCGATTGAGGCGTTACACATTGCCTCGGGCAGAAAGAAACAGTTTAAGCATAAAACAGAATTCTGGGGTGCGGGAAAGGCTATCGGAGGATGGTTAGCAAATCAGAACACGGAAAGAGAAGAGAAAGGACTTAAGACGTTTACAAAGGAAGATTTTGAAATCCTTAATCTACAGATCCCAGCAGCGGATATCTCCCACACTTTCCAAGCAGCAAAATCAAAACTCGAAGGGATTGTTAAGCACCTCAAGCTTACAAAGTATTCCGGCGTTATCGGTGTAGGTAAAACCTTCCGGCATCGCTTAGAACTCCCCAAAGAATACAAATCCTCTCGTGCAGAAACAAAACCTGTCCAGTTAGCAGAAACCAAAGATTTCCTTGTAGAGCATCATTACGGCGATGTTGTTGTTGAGATCGAAGCCGATGATGCTATGGAGATCCGAGCATTTGAAGGCTACAACGATTATCTGAGAACAGGTAAAACATCGTGTATCATCGCATCGATGGATAAAGACAGCCTCCACACTCCAGGCTTCTTACTGAACTTCTACCGTGAACCAGGCGCCACCTCTTACAAGGAGCCAGAAGTTATCTTTATTGATGACTCAATCGGTGATATCTGGGTTAACGAAAAGACCAACTCGAAAGGGAAGGTAACAAAAGAAGTTAAGGGCTGGGGAAGTTATTGGCTGGCGTATCAGATGCTTATGGGTGACGATACAGATACAGTAAGACCTTACCAAGACTTTGATATCAAGTTTGGGGATTTAACGTGCTACGCTTTAATCAAAGACAGCACTTCTCAATATGACTTGTTCAGCAAAGTTAAAGCACAATTCCATACTTGGTTCCCAGACGGTGTTAAGTTCACCTCGTGGACAGGTAGAGAGATTGAAATGTCAACGGACGAGTGGATTGAAACTATCTTCCAACTGGTCTATATGAAACGTGTACACAACGATACTACCACCTTTGAAGATATGCTTCAAGGGTATCAGGAGATAAAATGAGCAAGTTAACAGAAACGCAGAAGACAGATATCCTTAGTTATAAAGCACAGGGATTCAGTTCTCGCGCTATTGCCTCTTTAGTGTTAGGTAGCAGTTCTCGCAAGAGTACTGTTAATGATTTCCTAGCTCGTGAAGTTGGAGCAACACTGACAGTAATTAAGAAAGACGGCCCCGTTATCAAAATTATTGATGTGGAAACAGCCCCAGAAATCGCGTATAGTTTCCGTCGATTCAAAGCTTTCATCTCTCCTGAGCAGGTGATTAAGCGTGGCTATTTGCTGTCCTACTCTATCGCAGACCTGCATACAGGTGAAGTAGAAGGTAAGAGTTTAGCAGATTATGACCTGTTTGATATTGACCACACAGACGACTATGATATGTGCCAAGACCTCTGGCGTATTATGGATGAAGCAGATGTTCTGATTGCTCACAACGGCGTCAAGTTTGACCGTGCGTACATCAACCAACGGTTTGCTTATCACGGTATGGTTCCACCAAGCCCGTATGTTGTAGTCGATACACTGAAAGCCGCTAAGAAGCAGTTTGCACTGCCTTCAAATGCGCTTAAAGAGATGTGTATCTATTTTGAGACAGAGAACTTCAAACTGGATAACGAAGGATTCCCGCTTTGGAAGGCTTGTTGTGAAGGTGATCGTGATGCATTCAATCGTATGCAAACATACAATGATGGGGATGTTCTGAGCCTTCGTGATCTATATCTGAAACTTCTGGCGTGGATTCCTCAGCACCCGAACGTCTCAGCATACTACAGTGATGACGCTTGTCGTTGTTCACGTTGTGGTAGCACGGATGTTGCTGTTGTTCCAGGTAAGTTCCACCAGACCGCAGTTAGCACCTTCGAAGTTATTCGTTGTGCTCAGTGTGACAGCCTTTCTCGTGGACGTGTCAACCTCCGCAGTAAAGAGAAACGTGGCAATACCATCATCGGTATTTAATATCAAAGAGGGCTTCGGCCCTCTCTTTTAGAGGAGATAGTTATGTCAGCAATCAATTCCCAAATCGACGGAAGTCACTACACAGAAATGTACCTTCAACCACTGGAACTAACCTATATGATAGGTGCTACTCCGGCCTTCTGCAAGCTTGCCAAATACGGCTCACGTAACAAAGGCGATAAGCTTATCAACTTAAACAAAGCCCTCCATTGCATCAAGTATGAGCAAGAAATGCAAAGCCGTTATGCTAATATTATGGCAGAGGCATATCCCTTCGGATTCGATTTAAGCAAGTCAGAGTTGGCATCAAAGCTAATCGAAATCTTCACTCCAAATCCAGAACTACGTTCTGCACTCAAAGCAATGTATAACGGTGAATACGAAAGAGCAATCCGCTATATTGAGGTAATGATCGAAAGTGAAACAGAATAACCCTCAAGATTATAAAGAGGGTGATCGTGTGAAGATTTATAGAAAGGGCGCTAATGGCGTCCTTTTGTGCGATATAACCCTAAAGGAATCATTCTGCAAGAGAGCCTTCGACAGAATGTTGTTTTTCAAATACGATATACCGCCTGGTGATTACAGGGCAGTTAAGGTAGTGAGCAATGGCTAAAGCTGTTAGAAAGAAAGTTACAAGGAAGAAAGCAGTAAAGAAACCTCTGCTTATGGACGTTATTGAAGACCTCACCGGAGAACCTAAGAAAGTATGGGGAGAAGGAACGCCCTGGAGAACAAAATCAGAATTCTATGTCTGGTTGCGTGGGCTTCTGCGTAGAGGTTGGAGCAAGCATCCGTTAAGGATCTCCAAGATCACAGCAAACAGGTTTAAAGCCGATAAGCACTTTAAAAACGGTAAAGTGATGCAGGTGTGGCACTGTAAGTGTGAAATGTGTGGAATCACTGGCCCTCAGAAAGAGTTTGAGGTAGACCACATCACAGCGGCTGGATCTTTGCGTGGCTATGATGATATACTCGGATTCATTACAAGACTTCTCTACATCTCAGATGAAGATTTAAGAATTGTGTGCAAGAAGTGCAACAGCATCTTGGCATACTCAGACAAACAAGGAGTTACTTTTGAAGAAGCGAAAGCTATCAAAGAGGCGATCAGTTTGGTGGGCAGTAAGCAAGACAGACAGTGGCTTGAGTCCAGAGGAGTATCGGCAGAATCAACCATCGCAAAAAGAAGAGAACAAATCATAAATATTTTGTTGACAGAGAAGAACACTTAGCGTAGTATTCATCTCAACAAAACGAGACAGCTACTGAAATGGTTTGGTAGCTGAACAACAAAGGAGATATTTAATGAAAAAGCTTAAAAACGTAAAATCAGTTCGCAACGAAAACGGCTCAGTGTTTATGGTCAATGATAATGATCAAGTATTCAAGGGGGCCGGATTCACCAGCCTATACGGTAGCATCGGTATGGAAGACGGTTCAAAGATCCTGTCTGCTGTATCTCAAGCAAAACCTACAGGTGATAGCGAAGTTGTCTTTGGCAAATCTAAGCGTGGATTTATGACCCTGGGTAGCATCTTGGGTAATGGTCGCTTCCGTGACCGTGGTATCTCTGAAACTCTGCTGTTGAAGCTGTTCACTAACAACCGTTTTATCAAGCGCGTCCGTATGGCTTATAAGATGACTCCGCTGAAAGAAGAAAGTCTCCAGCAGGTGTATGAGCCAATCGTGGATACTCAGTCTCTGACCAGTGAACTGACTCAAGTCAAAAAATGTCTGAAAATGGATGAAAACGGCTTGACAGGAACTGTCGAATACGATAATATTCGTGTCGTTGTCTCAGCGACAGAAGCTAAGCGTCTGAGCAACTTTATTTAATATTACCGCCCTCTTCGGAGGGCACTTTTAGAGTAAACATAAGGAGAAGTGACAATGCTGAATAAAACAAACGTAGAACACATCTATACCATCAAAGTTAAAGACTTTCTGAACAAAACTAAAACTCCAACTATTCAGCGTGATCACAAGGCTCGTGTAGAGTCAGGTAAAGTAAACTACTTCCAAGATATGCTGCCAAACCACTTGGTAGTTAACCTTGCGCTGTATATTGGTAAGGACTTCACCACTGACAACGGTCACACAATCCAGCGTGGCGATTATCTGGTTGTTGATGGAAACACCCGAAAGTTCTTCTGGCAAGTTATGATGGAAAGCAAAGATCCAAAATGGCTGGCCTTTAATGAATCACAAATCGTTTGTGGTTATCGGGAGTTCTCTGAGATTGAAGATCTGAATAAGTGGTATGCTACATTCGACTCGAAAGAGCAGATTAAGGTTGCTAAGCATAAAATGGAATCAGCAGCGAGTCTGATCGGTATCGACTCAGAACGTGTAGCTAAGCTTAGCAGCGCACTGAACAAGTGTTCTTCTAAGGTTGCTGATGTTTGCCGCAAGTATGACGTTACCGAAGAAGAAGCTAAGGCACGTCAGATTGAAGCTTTTGGCACTCATTACATCAATGAGTTTTACGATAACTTTGAAAAACTGTGGAGTCCTAAACAGAAATCAAGCATTGGGCCTTTCCTGGTTGCTTACCGTTATCTGCTCAGCAGTGGTCAGCCTCGCTCAGTTGTAAACAGCCTGTTCACCGAAATGTTTACTGGTCACTTTGACCGTGCAATGAATGAAGAAGGAGACAAATGCGTAGCGCTAGAACTGCGTGATATGTTCCTGACAGATGGTATCTACAGTTACTTAAACCCTAAAGGCGCTGGCGACCGTATTGAAATCATCTCCGCAGTGGTGTATAAACTTATCCAGACCAGTATTGAATCTGGTAAGTATTTTGTAAGCCGCAAACGCAAGCCTTTTGCTCAGAGTCAAGAGGGTGCTAAGCGAGCAATCCAAATCTTCAACGAAGAGTTGAGGATCACAGTATAACGGAGGAAGTTTGATTAACGACTTAAAACCCCTATTCAAATGGGCTGGTTGTAAACGTAAGATGTTCGTAAAGTATGCCCCTCTCTTTGAGGGGCTTTCTTTTGACACTTTCGTAGATTTATGTGGTGGTACAGGGATTACCTCTGTGTGGATTCACAAGAACTTTCCTGATGCGAAAATCATCTTGAATGAGTATAATGTGGATCTCTATTACATCTACCAGCAAATTAAAGAGAATTACGAAGACTTCATTGACAACGTAAATCATTTAGAGGCTAAGTATATGGCCTTACCTACCAAAGAAGAAAGAAAGGCTTTCTACCTAGAGTATCGAGAGTATTACCACGAGAACTACAACACTCTATGCGTTGAAGACAAGACCTTCATTCTGTATTTCCTAATGTCCACCAACTTCAACGGTATTTGGCAAGCTAAAGCTGCAACTGGAATCTACTACACTCCTTTCGGAAACGGTGGAGAGAAGAATGGAATCTATAACAGAAAAGCTATGCAAGATTTCCGTGATATGATAAAAGATGCTACCATTGTTTGTGGTAGTTATGAGCACGTAGCAATTCCAGAAAACTCATTAGTGTTTGCAGATCCACCCTACGTGAATAGCCACACTCAGTACGACCGCAGATCTTCATTCGAAGATATTATGCAGTTGCAAATGGCAGAACATCTAAAGAACCTTCCGGCTAGCTGTCAGTTTGCATTCTGTAACAAGGATCACGAAATGTTCTATGATGCTTTTAAAGGCTACACCTTCGAGTACTTTGACGTTAAGTACACTGCGTCCAGTAAAGACACAGAAGGAGCTAAAGCCAAGGAAGTATTGATTCATAACTTAAGAGGTGAATAACTTTGGCAAAGTTGTATTTCAGACACAGCGTAATGAACGCTGGTAAAAGTCTGCATCTACTTCAAACCCAAAACAACTACAGAGAGAGGAAGAAGGAAACTCTTCTTCTCACTGCTGCACTTGATACCCGCAACGGCGAAGGTAAGATTACCTCTCGTCTGGGTGTTTCTGGTGATGCAATGGGTGTGTCAGATGTTGACGATATCAAAGTAGTAGCGTATGCTATTGAGCCTGCAAATATAGAAGCGATATTTGTAGACGAATGCCAATTCTTATCCGAAGAAGTCATTGACGCACTGGCTGGATTGGTAGATACTTACGACATTCCTCTTTTCTGTTACGGACTAAAGACAGATTTCAGAGGAAAGCTTTTTGAGGGAAGCAAAAGACTGCTAGAAATTGCAGATTCGATAACAGAACTGAAAAGCATTTGTATGTGTGGAAGAAAGGCACTATTCAATAGAAGAATGGTTGACTCTCCTGACCAAGTAGTGTTAGGTGGAGAGGATATTTACGAAACGCAATGCAGAAAATGTTTTATGGAAGGAAAGTGAAATGAGAATTATGTGTGATTGGGATCTATGCGTAGCTCCTACAGACGTAGGCTGGTGGGAATGGTTGTGTAAGATTGACGGCAGAAAAGACCCTATGCCAGTGAGAGGTAAAACCACCCACTACAACCTTGGAGAATACTTCGCTTGGTTTAAGCATCAACACGGTATTGATCCTCAGTCTTATTGGGATAACTTACACCTGTATGATACAATGGGTACTGTAGAAGGTGCAGGTAGAGTACTAAACCGTTGGGGTAGGTTTGGAAACAACCTGTCTGTAGGCAGTGTTACTCGTGGAGGACACATTAGTAGCAAGTTTAGACACGTTAAGCGCGTGGCAAGTGATTTCAGTTTTGAGCCTGGTAGTGGTAATGGTTTCTTTGCAACAAAAGAGAAATATTTACTTCCTTGTGATATCGCAATTGACGACCGAGCCGAAAACCTGTTACACTTTCCAGATAGTGTCGAAAAGATTTACTTCAACACGGTATATGATGATTCAGCGCTAATGCGTTTAGTCAACAAACCAAATGTACACATCACCACGATTGAAACACCGTGGCAAGATATTGAATCAATTTTATTTTAGGAGAAACAATGGAATTTACTAACGATCAGGGATATGTAGCAACTATCATCGCAGACTCAATCTCACCGACAGGTAAGCGAATCACAACATTCGAACTTACTTACCCACGTATGGTTCACTCTGAAATGATGACTCACCGCCTATTCAGCCGTAATGCTGCATCAAGCCGTGCAATCCCTGTAACCAAGCTGATCGAACTAATCAGGACTAAGCCTGCCCGACCTTACCGCTTTGGTCAGAATCAACCTGGTATGCAAGATAAAGGCGTAGATTTCGATGCTCCTATTCAGGCAGGATACTCTGCACAGGAATGGTGGGATCTTGCAGCACTAAGCGCGATTCGATTTGCCGAAGAGTACACAGCAGCAGGTTATCACAAACAGGTAGCAAACCGTTTACTGGAACCTTTCCAGTTTATCAAAACCGTTTTGACAGCTACAGAGTTTGCTAACTTCTGGTGGTTGCGTATTGATGCTGACGCAGATCCTTCCATCAAAGCTATTGCTGAGTTGATGAAGCAAGCTATTGATGTTTCTAAGCCGGAAGCCCTTGAACCTGGTCAGTGGCATACTCCGTATGTTGACCACGCATATGAACATCTGACGGATGATGGCCCAGGTATTTTTGTAGGTTATTGCTTGCAAAATGAAGACGGTACAACTACTATGCTTACCGAACAAGAGGCTCTTGCTATCTCTTCTTCGTGTTGTGCTCAGGTAAGTTATCGTGTTCTGAATAACACCAAAGATAAAGCGCTGGATATTTACGGCAAGCTGTTATCAGGTGCAAAAGTTCACGCATCACCTTTCGAACATCAGGCAACGCCAATGATTATTGAGTCTGTGGAGTGTTTTGGTGACTTCTCCCGATTCTTAGATGGTGATCTTTCTGGATACACTCACGTTGATAAAAACGGTATGTTCTGGTCAGGAAATCTTCAAGGTTTTGTTCAGCATCGACAATTACTGGAAAATCATTCGGAATGGTAAGAAAGTAGTTGACAGATAAGTAGGTTTTGTAGTAGTATTATCCCACGTTTGAGAGGGAGCATTTCCCTCTCCACTATTTAGATTAGGAGAAGCAAAATATGTCACTGATTAACACCACCGTATACGGCTCTGTAAGTATGTCCACCATCAAAGCAACCCCAGAATGGAAAGCTGTTGCTGATTCAAATGGTAATATCCCTCGTGAACTATTCAGTAAGACATTTAAGCTAGCTCTGCACTTCCTTGGTTGGGATTCAGAAAAAGCAGGATACACTCGTGAAGAAGGTATCTATATCCGTAGCCAAGAACGTGAAGTAGTGTTCAAAACGAGCGTCTACCGTTTTCCAGTACGTAGCGATTATGCTTACAAGCGTATCTATGAGAAAATGGATATTCTCCACGTTGGAGATGAAGAATTCAACGGATGGGGAGACATTCACACTAAACTCGCTGACTTCGGTAACGAACATCAGCCACCAACAGGCAGTAACTTTGCCGACGACACCGAGGAATAATGGCTAAGAATACCAAACCCAAAGATAGATTCGCAGGATGCGTTACAGAAACCTATTTCGATAAAGATATGAACTGTAACGTGACCGTTATTTTAGATACATCAGAAAGATTAAGTCCTAGCAGAAAAGCAGCAGATCAGAAAGCCAAAGAACGTGGATTTGAAGATATCGATCATTTTGAAGGTTATCTGTATGCAAACAGCTTATATACGGACTTAAAGCCAGGCAGTGATGTAGAACTGTAATTTAGAATAAGGAAAAGACATTGATTAACTTCGTAACAAAAGCTAATGGTAAGAAAGAACCTTTTAATCCAGAGAAACTTCGTAAATGGTCTGACTTTGCAAAAAAGATCAAGCGGAATAAAGGTAAAGTTAGCTGGAGTGAGATCGAGTTAGAAGCAGTCAAACGTGGGTATGACGGAATGCCCACTTCCGAACTGCATAACGCTATGATTTCAGCTTGTATCAGCAAACAAACACAACCATACGCAGATTTCGCAGCGCGGCTTCTGATTGGTCGTCTGTATAAACAAGCACACGGAGGTTTCAGTAAGATTCCTTCTCTGCTTGAGTTTTATAACACCAGTGTAAAATCTGAATACTGGATTGATATGGATTACACCGAAGAAGAGATCAACGCTCTCGGGAAAGTAATTGACCATAACAAAAACTTGGATTATGATTACAGCGTCTTACGTCAGATGGAAGATAAATATCTGGTGCGTGATGTAATCAACGGAGTAGTACACGAAACTCCTCAGTTCCTGTTTATGGGCCTGGCGATGAAAGTGATGGAGAAGCAGCCTAAAGAAACTCGTCTTCTGGATGTTACTCAACTGTACACATACACCAGCGATTTGAAGATCAACCTGCCGTCTCCGTATCTGACAACAGTACGTACTCGGATCTTGGGTAGCGCTTCTTGCTGTCTGTTCCGTGCAGATGATACTGCTCAGTCTCAGCGTATCGCTAATACGATTGCTCACGAGTATACACTGAATAACGCAGGTATTGGTGTTAACATCTCTACTCGTGCTACAGGCCAGGGCGTAAAGAATAACCGAATCGTTCACGGCGGTATGCTTCCTTACCTTCGTTGGATGGAGAGCAGCGTTGGTGCGTCGAAACAAGCCTCTCGTGGTGGTAGTGCAACAATTACGTTCACCTGCTTGGAGCCGGACTTTGATGACCTTGTACGACTGAAAAACCCAACTACACCAAATAACAAACGTGTAGATAAACTGGACTACTCAGTTGTGGTGAATAACGCATTCCTTCGTCGTGCAGCACAAGGCAAGGAGTGGATGCTGGTGAGTGTTAACGAAGCTCCAGAACTGTATGATGCGCTCTACGCCTCAGAAGAAGAGTTTGAGGAAGTATATGAGCTTGTAAGTCGTAAACGAATCAAGAAGACTGTGGTTAAGGCTCGTGATATGCTGGTGGAAATCATCAAGCAACGTGCAGAGACCGGACGTATTTATATTTTCTTCGCAGATAACGTAAACCGTCATACACCTTTCTTGGACACGATCTTCCAGTCAAATTTGTGTCAGGAAATCTTCTTGCCTACAAAGGCATTCCAGAAAATGAGTGATCTGGATACTGGTGAGAATACTGATACATCAGAACTGGCGCTGTGCTTCCTAGCTTCTATCGTTGCAGGACGTGTTACTCCAGAAGAATACGAGGATGTTGCTTACTACACAGTATTAACGATTGACAACATTATCGAAGATATGGTGTATCCATTCTATCATAATGAAGTAACAGCTAAGGCTCGTCGCTCTATTGGTGTTGGTATCACAAACCTAGCTCACTATCTGGCAGCAAGCGATGCATCTTATACCGATGAAAAAGGTAAGGTGTTAATGCACGAACTGGCTGAACGTCATTACTTCTGGTTGGCTAAAGCCTCTCTTCGCTTAGGTAAAGAGAAAGGTAATGCCGAGTGGATGGATAAAACCAAGTGGCCTCAAGGTTGGTTGCCTATTGACACTTACTCTAAAGCTGTTGATGACATTGCAGACTTTGAGTTGAAGATGGATTGGGAAACTCTCCGTTCAGAGATTATTGCTAATGGTGGTATCCGTAACAGTGTTCTAACAGCAGTTGCACCGAATGAATCATCTTCTTTGGTGAGTAATACAACAAACAGTCTGTACCCTGTGCGTGACACAATTATCTTTAAGCAAAGTCAGAAAGGTAACGTGCTATTCATCGTTCCTGAATATGATCGACTGAAAGATAAATACCAGATTGCCTGGGATGTACCTCATAAGCATATGGCTGAATGCTACGGCATCTTCACTAAGTTTATGGATCAGGGTATCTCTTGTGATGAATGGGCTGACTACACCAAGTCAGAAGACGGAAAACTGTCTTACAAGACGGAGATTCAGTTTATCCTGACAATGGCTAAGCTGGGGGCTAAATCTCTGTACTATATGAACAGCCGCACCAAATCCTCTGAAACAATGGCAGATCAAGATCTTAAAGCCTTGGGTATGGAAGCAAATGCACTTGAACAGCTTCCTGACGAAGAGGAAGAAGATGGTTGTGAAGCGTGTAAAATGTGAATAAAGGGCTTCGGCCCTTTTTCTTTGGGAGTAAGAATGTACTTACCGATAAATGATGGTGTTGATCACATAAACATCTACACCAAAGGAAAGACGCTTCTTGGTAGACGGTTAACAAACTTATCTAACGATAGAGTTGACGTTACCGGCTACGGAAAGTTTGCATCTCTCGAAGGTTTCTGGTATTATTATCTAACGGGATCTAAAGACGAGTCTCTAAGAGGTATGTCTGGATTCGAAGCAAAGAAGCACGGACGTAAGATAGAAGGTAGGATCGATGAAGACGGGATGACCGAAGAACACAAAGATGTGTTAAGAGAAGCTATCCGGTGCAAACTACGTCAGAATAAAGACCTGCTTAAAATGTTGGTGGAGTCAACTCTGCCGCTCACTCATTATTATTTCTACGGGAAAGAGGATAATCCCCGAGTTCACTACTTGGAACAGTTTAATTGGATTACCGAAGAAATAGAAAGAATACGAACAGTATGTAAGGAGCACTATGGGATCTCTAATTGAAGTTAAACTATCACTAGGTGAACTATCAGCCTTGATTGACCTTATTGAGATGGCTCAAGATTATAATATTTCCCTGAGCGAATCTCAGAAGGAAGTTTATAAATACCTACAAAGCAAAGAAGCGGAGGAACTAATCTAATGGCAGCAATCAACCTTAAGAATGACAACTATAAAAGCGGCATCTACCCTGTATTCTTAGGACAACAGTTAGGCATCTACGACAGTATCAATAAAGCCTATCCAGAAATGTTTGACCTGTATAAAAAGCAAAAGGCGCAAGATTGGGCAGAGGATGAAGTTGACCTAGACCAATCACGTAAAGACTTTGCAACTTGCTCTCAGAATAACTTCGATGTTATGATCAAGACGCTCAGCTTCCAGTGGGAAAACGACTCCCTGGCAAAATCAATCATCACATTGTTTGCTCCGTTCTTGACAAACAATGAAGCAAGTGCAATGATGCTGAAACAATCTGAGGTAGAACTGCTTCACGCACTCACCTACTCAGAAATCGTGCGTCAGTGTGTGAAAGACCCAAACAAAGTTATTGATGAAATCGTTAAGAACGAAAGTATCTTCAACCGTATGGGTATCGTAGAAGAAGTAATGTCAGAACTTGAGATTGCAGGCCACAAGTATGCTCTCGGGATGCTGACTGTAGAGAATGACGGCCCTTACATCCGACAGCTTCTGCTGGAAGGTATGGTTGCTCTGATTGCCTTAGAAGGTATTCAGTTTATGTCTTCGTTCTCTGCAACGTTTGCCCTGGCTGAACAAGGCTTGTTCATCGGTGCAGCTAAACTGGTTCAGAAAATTATGCTGGATGAAATGTTGCACGTCCGTATGGATTATGCTATCATCGACGCATTGTTAAAAGATCCCGTTTGGGCAGCAGCCTATGAAACAGCTAAACCACGTCTGAAACTTATCTTAGACACGGTGGTTGCCCAGGAACGACAGTGGGCTAAGTATCTGTTTAGCGAAGGACGTGTTGTTGTAGGCTTGAATGAAGTACTGATGATGGAATGGGTGTATTACAATTGTGCTCCTATTTATCGTCGTCTGAAACTCAAAGCAGACTTCAAAGCCCCTAAGCAAAACCCTACTCCTTGGATGGACTTCTGGACTGATCCAGATAAAACTCAAGCAGCAGCACAAGAGATTCAGCTCACAAACTATAAACTCAACTCAATGAAACAAGATTTCAGCGACGAAGAGAAATTTGATTTTTAAGGAGCACTAATGACAGCAGTATATCAGAAGCCAGTGTATGATGTTGTAGTCGGTGACGAGATCCTATATACGGAAGATGAAGACGGTGGAAACCAGATCTTCAAGAAAGTAGTAGGTGAACCGTTCACTGTTTATGAACCATATGACACTAATAAGTATGGGACTTTCTGGGCAAGTGGAGATGTAATTTTCCAGCTTGAAGACGATACATACACTGGCGGTGATCGTGGAACGATTATCACTGTCAAAGACCAATCAGCAGGAGAGTAATAATGACTACGAGTATTGTTAAACTGTCAGACATTAAGAAAGGCGATTATCTGGAAGTTCAAGAAGACTTCTATATGACTGCCAATCAGGACGCAGAACTATTAACAGAAGATGTGGATTTCCCTATTCATATCGATGCTGGTAATTGGTTAGTTGTTACCGATACCCAAGCTTTCATCTACGGCCCTGCCGATTTGGAACTTACTTTAGTAACATCGTAATATTCAAGGGGCTTCGGCCCCTTTTTAGATTGAGGAGACGTATGAGAATTCTAGTAACAGGTGGAGCAGGCTTTATTGGAAGTGCTGTTGTTCGCCAACTTCTTGAGACCACGGACGCTCAGATAGCTGTCGTGGATAAAATGGGATATGCGTCTGATCTGAGAAACGCACCTATTCTGGACAACCCAAGAGTAGTATTTTATGAGTTTGACTTGGCGTTGTCGTTCAGAGTGAACTCTATGATCGAAGATTTCGATCCACACATCATTATGCATCTTGCCGCAGAGAGTCACGTTGACAACTCTATTGGAGATCCTGCACCATTTATTTATTCGAACATCATTGGAACTTTCAACCTACTGGAAGCAGTGAGGAATCGTTCTAACAGTTTGATGTTGTTCCATCACATTTCAACCGACGAGGTGTATGGGGATCTGAGTGATCGAGAAGAAGAGAATGCCAAGTTCAAGGAGACAGATGCCTACGATCCTAGTAGCCCTTATTCTGCATCTAAAGCAGCCAGTGATCATTTAGTCAGATCTTGGGGAAGAACATATAAAATCCCTGTGGTGGTAACAAACTGCTCTAACAACTACGGGCCATACCATCACCCTGAAAAACTAATCCCTTCTGTAATCACAAATGCGCTAAAAGGTAGTCCGATCCGTGTCTACGGCAAGGGAAACCAAATTCGTGATTGGTTATATGTAGAAGACCACGCAAGAGCGCTGATTCAGGTAGCAACAAGCGGTAAAGATGGTGAGACATATAACATTGGTGGATGTAACGAACGTACCAATCTACAGGTCGTACAAGCGATTCTAAGCCGTCTTAAAGAAAAGACAGGCAAAGACTACAGTCAACTCGTTACGCACGTCCCAGACCGTCCAGGGCACGATTATCGCTATGCTATCAATGCTGACAAGATTATTTCTGAATTGGGCTGGTATCCGCAGGAAACCTTCGAGTCAGGTATTGTGAAAACTGTCGATTGGTATCTGGAAAACTTGGATTGGGTAGAGGGTAAATAATGAAAGGAATTATTCTGGCTGGCGGGAGTGGAACCCGCCTACATCCAGTGACAAAAGGCGTAAGCAAACAGTTATTGCCTGTCTATGATAAACCAATGGTGTACTATCCACTCTCAGTGCTTATGCTAGCAGGAATACGTGAGATTCTAATCATCACTACACCCAAAGATAAGGCAGCATTCGTAGAGCTACTTGGGGATGGGAGTACTTGGGGATTAACCCTGTCCTATGCTACACAAGATCAGCCTAACGGTTTGGCAGAAGCATTCATTATTGGGGAAGACTTCATTGCAGGTGATGATGTTGCGTTGGTATTAGGAGATAATCTATTCTTTGGGGAAAGCTTCACAGAGAAACTAATTCGAGTCCGAACCAGGGTGGAACAATATGGAGGTGCGGGTATCTTTGCTTATGAGGTAAAAGACCCTCAGAGATTTGGTGTTGTCTGTAAAGACGAACGCAACCGTGTGGTGTCTATCGAAGAAAAGCCAACTGATCCTAAGTCAAACTTAGCTGTAACTGGCTTGTATTTCTACGATTACACAGTTGTAGAAAAAGCAAAGAGTGTTAAACCTTCTCAGCGGGGAGAGTTAGAGATTACCGATATAAATAACTTTTATATCGAAGATGAAAATCTTTCTGTAGAGGTATTGGGGCGAGGGTTTGCTTGGCTAGACACAGGAACCCACGAAAGTTTATTAGAAGCCGCTGGATATGTAAGAACACTGCAAAGACAGCAAGGAACGTATATTGCCTGTCTGGAAGAGATTGCTTATAAGAAAGGCTGGATCAGTCGAGAACAACTCTTAGCAAGTGGTCAGGAGTTATCTAAGATCGAATACGGATCATACATTTTAAAATTGTTTGGGGAGACTATTAAGTGAAAGTAAAGAGTTTTGATATTGAGGGATTGAAACTTTTCAGTCCCAAGATCTTCGGGGATGAAAGAGGTTATTTCTACGAGTCTTTCAACCAAGCGGATTATGACGAACATATTGGTTATGAGATATTCGTTCAGGACAACGTTTCCAAGTCTAAGAGAGGAGTGCTTCGTGGTATGCACTTCCAGACACAGAACCCTCAAGGTAAACTTGTCCGTGTAATGTCGGGTAGCGTCTACGATGTAGCTGTTGACCTGAGAGAAGGATCTTCTACCTTTGGTCAGTGGGAAGGCGTGGTTTTGAGTGATCGTAATAAGAATATCTTCTGGATTCCACCTGGCTTTGCTCACGGTTTTGTTGTAATGAGCGAAGAGGTTATTTTTGAATACAAATGCACTCAGTTCTATCACCCAGCCTCAGAGGTAAGTTTGGCTTGGGATGATCCTGATGTTGGGATTGATTGGGGATTTGACTTAATGGGCAAGAACTTCAAAGTCACTCTATCGGATAAAGATGCAAATGCAAAATCACTTAAGGAGATCTTTGGATGAAATATTTAGTCTTTGGTGGATATGGGCAGCTAGGATCTGCCCTAGCAAAATATAAGCCAGAAGGTGTTCAGGTTATTCAGCTAGATAGCGGAGCAGATATCACTGATTACTTCAAGGTTAAATCTATTATTGATGAAGTTATGCCTGACGTTGTGGTTAACTGTGCAGCCTACACAAACGTTAATAAAGCAGAACAGGAACAAGATAAAGCATTCTCCATTAATGCTCTTGGGCCTTCTATTCTGACCAAGCTTTGTTCAGACCGTCAGATCCGATTCATTCATATTTCATCGGACTATGTTTTCGATGGAAGAAAATCTGCACCTTATAACTCTTGGGATGATACAAACCCTCTGAACGTGTACGGGGTGACAAAAGAAGCAGGAGAGATCTTTGCATCTGGTCACAAGTGGTATAGCCCTCTGGTAATTAGAACATCTTGGGTGTATAGTGAGTTTGGAAACAACTTTGCTAAGACCATTCTGAAACGATTAGAAAATGGTATCACCGAGTTCAACGTAGTAGATGATCAGATAGGCACACCGACATACGCCGGACACATCGCGGAAGCTATCTTTGAATATTATGGCAAAGGCGACCTGTTCTTAGAGACAGGTATTGTTCACTTCTCGGGTAATCGAGCATTGAGTTGGTATGACTTCACAAAGTTATTGACACAGGATGTTGATTCTGTTATAGTCTCTCCAACGAAAACAGTGTCTCAAGTAGAGCGTCCAGCGTATTCCGCTTTAGCCTCTTCTTTTGGTATTTATAGCAATATCGAAGAAGGTATTCTGAGAACAAAACAAAATCTTTAATAGGAGAAAAGATGGTATTCACTATTTATGGCAAACCAAACTGCCCATATTGCACTCGTGCAACTGAAACTTTAATTTCCAAAGGTATTCACTTCGTGTACCTTACACTGGATGAAGATTTCACAGTACCAGAACTTATTGAACTGGTAGTTGCGAAAACAGGAGTTCGTCCCTCTACATTCCCTCAGATTTTCGTAAGAGATGAAGAGGAAACGGACACAACACACGTAGGAGGCTTTACTGAGTTAGTAAACTTCCTTAAGTAAAAGGAAAATAGATGCCTAACGTATCAGACGCTTTCGGTATGTTGAAGCTGGATGAAGGTCTAAAGCTTAAGACATATAAGGACACAGAAGGTTACTGGACTATCGGGATTGGTCATCTTTTAACTAAGAAACCATCCTTGGACGTAGCAATAAGTGTTTTGGATTCCCAAGTAGGGAGAAAGACTCAAGGGTCTATCACCGAAGACGAAGCCCGAAAGCTGTTCCAAAGTGATGTTAACTCTGCTGTTAAGTCGATCAAGGTTGATTCAACACTCGGCCCACTTTACGCCAAATATGATGATGCAAGGAAACAAGCACTGATTAATATGGTTTTCCAAATGGGGAGTGCAGGCACTGCATCTTTCAAAAATAGCTTAGGCTTGATTGCGGATAAGAATTACGCAGTTGCTGGGGCTAATATGAGGAAGAGTAAGTGGTATCGCCAGACACCGAATAGAGCAGAACGTGTTATTAAGGTGTTAACAACAGGCACATTTGATGCCTACAACTAATTAAGGGGCTTTGCCCCTTTCAGGAGCAATAATGGGAAAGAGTAGCCGTAAGTCTATTAAATCTTTTGATACCTCCGCACCACGTAGCAAATATCAAGAGAAGAACGCAGAAACAGCACCCGATTATAAGCTGGGAGATTTCATCCCTACCGAAAAACAGAATCAGATTGTCAATAGTATCGAATGGAATGATCTGACCATCGTAAACGGTAAAGCTGGTACGGGTAAGACCTCTACCGCACTTTGGGCTGCAATCAAGAAGCTCAAGCAAGGGGAAACACGTAGAGTGCTATTCCTCAAGAACCCAACAGAAGTAGGTGACGATCAGATTGGCTTCCTTTCTGGTGACAAAAAGGATAAACTTGTCGCTCACTATGCTACAACAAAAAGAGTGTTCCATCAGTTTGTATCACCAGGTAAGTTAGAGTCAGATATTGCCAATGGTAAGATTGAACTTGAAATTCCAAACTACGCTTTAGGTGCGACTTGGGATGATTCGATTGTTATCATTGACGAGAGCCAGTTAATGTCGCCTGAAACAATCAAGCTACTGCTTGAGCGTACAGGACAGAACACAAAAGTGGTAATTGTTGGTGATGTGACGCAAACTTACGCAGTTAAGAAGCGCCAGAACGGTTTAGCAGATTTAGTAAGTAGAGTAACCGACAACGGAGTTCCAAACAGGGACTTTATCGGGTATATTACGCTGGAATCTGAGGACAACCAGAGGTCAAGACTTTCTCAGTACATTACTGAGGTATATTAAATAAGCAATGGGCAGGGAAGCCCTTATAACGAGGAGAATGTATGCAGTTAGTTGAGATTGATCGTAGTGGTGTTGAAGCCTGCTATCAGGCAGGTATGGTTAAGCCAAACGAGTTTCGTCAGATTTTTATGGATCTTCTTGCAAAAGAGGTACAACTTCGGTTAGAGTCCACCACTCCTTTCCAGGTAGTGTCTGCTCTGTTCACTCAAGAGTACTTTCTTGAATTCTATCAGAAGCTGGCGGGAACAAAAGATGATTTAGTTCAATGCGTGATCGATATCGCAACTTCCGAGCCAGAACTGCTGCTGATCGACCAAGAAGAAGCTAAACGCCTTTTCTTGAGCTATGTGTTCTACCGTAAAGCAGTTATTGTCCGTGATTGTAGTGATATCTTTAAGCACGAGCTAGTAGAGTCCAGCACGATTATGGTTGACAAAGAAACCCTCCGTGCTATAGAATACTTATCCGTCCATTCCTCCGGTGGTCGGGACTTAATTAAAACTTATTATCAAAACTAAGGAGGTTGAATGACTACAATTATTGCTACCCGAGATGCAATCTATAGTGACGGGATGATTACAGTCGGGGATCGTGTTGACAGCGTTAACTTCAACAAGGTAAGAAAGATTGAAGGATACCTTGTAGGTGGTGCTGGTCGCTTATCCTCTATCCTAACATTCTTCTCTTGGATGGAAGAACGTATCAAAGCAGAACGTCTGTCCGAGGAACTGCCCAGCTTGGATTTTGATAATGATCCAGAAAAAGACGACGAAGAGTTTACTGCTTTAGTTGTTCATCCTGACGGTGAAATCTATTTGCACGAAGGCAATGATCCTTCACGAGCATATCCAATTGATACGGAGTATTATGCAGTCGGAAGCGGTAGTGACTACGCATTAGCAGCATTAGATGCAGGAGCCACACCAGAAGTTGCTATGGATGTTGCCAAGTTTAGAGATGCATTCTCAGGTGGAGCAACATTCTCAGAACATATCCCGCCAGAAGAAAAGAAAGTCGAACTTACGGATGAAGTTATGGGACTTATGAGCAAGGAAGAGTTGATGCACCTTATCAAAACAGGAGTACCACTTGGAAAACCCGAACAAGTATTTGTTAGCAGCAGACCAAATCCTGAGTCTGACACCAGAAGCCAAACACCTACTGGCTGAGTTGATCGAGGAAGCCGAGAAATCGGCTTTTAAAGACGGCTTCAATAAAGGATATAATGCAGGTTTCATTGAGCATAAGTATTTACCTTTCTAAGGAGAAGTATGTTAATTACTAAAGTGGAAGTATTGGCGAAACATTTCGCCTTTCAGCAAACGAGGAAGCTAGGCAGAAACCTACGAATCGCAATGGCACGTAAAATGTATTGGGTGCCTGGAAAAGGCATCTTCGGGAATTTCTATGACAACTACACCAACGTGTTTGGTGAGGCAATGTTAAAGAATCCTAAAAATGAAGAGATCCTTGATACGTTGCTTGCAATGGATAAGATTTCCGTGGTAAACTATAATTTACTAGCCTTCTATGACGAAACTATGCAGGGTGAGGAGATGTTCCAAGCCCTGTTAGCTAAGTTTGAAGATAAAGAAGAACTTGACATTGATGAAAGATGTGTTAATATCGTCAGGTTCCTCGGAGACTTCAATGAAGAGACTCACGAAGGTAAGGGTGTGAAATGCCCGCAACTTTAAAAAAGAAGTCTGAAAGAAATGCAAATGACTACTACCCAACACCAGACTCAGCTATTGAGCCAATGTTGAATGTAATCAACTACGGTAGCATTGTAAAGGATTGGCGATTTGCTGAACCTTGCCGTGGAGAAGCAAAAGCAATATACAAGTACTTGCCTTTTGGAAGCGAGTACTGTGAGTTATCGGAAGGGAAAGATTATCTACTGTCTGAATGGAATGAAAAGCCAGATTGCATAATCACAAACCCGCCCTTCTCGATAGCTACCGAATTCTTAGAGAAGAGTCTTGCAGAGGCTGATGTTTGTATTTTCCTCTTGCGACTTGGCTTCTTAGAATCTGTGAGACGAAAGGAGTTCCACGATAAATATCCAGTGGATCATCTGATTGTCCTCAGTAAGCGTCCATCGTTCTCGGGAGACGGAAAAACAGACGGCACAGCTTACGCTTGGTTTGTCTATGATCCGAAGAAGAGATTAGGACTACAAAAATCGATATATGTCGTATAATTAAGGAAATATAATGGCTTCATATCAGAACTACCTAGTTGGTTACAGTGTTTCACAGAAGAGCACCATCGGTGCAGGCGTTGTGAGCACTACAGAGTCAGATGCAAAAGTAGCTGGAAGCAAAGTACTAGCCTCAGCCTTCGGTGTACCTGTCTCTCAGGATAAAGTATTCGTTTCAGTAATGGATGCTCCGGTAACAACCTAAAAATCTTGCCCTCTTTCGGGAGGGCTTTTTCGTAGGAGGGAATTATGCAGCAACAAGTGGAAGTAGTTCAAACCTTCACTTCAAAAGCATCCGCATTAAACTTTATGCAGTTTTTGAACGTGGATCGTATCTTACTCGATAGTACAGGCTCTGAATACAAGGTTGTATATGCCGCACTACGTAGCACAGTGGACGGTGAAGTTGTACCCAAAGAAGAAGAGACCAGTGTTATCACCTCATAAGGGGTAATAAATGCTCTTAAGTGCAAGTGGTTATGTCAGTTCCGAAATACTGACCAAAGCAATTCTACAGGCTTCAAAAGATCGTAAGCCATTGTCGTTGCCTATGTGTGTGGATTTTGATAGTGTATACCAAAGCCATATTTCGCATCTTTACGTGCGTAGAAACAACGTAGACAACGTAACAGAAAACACATTCTATGTTACTACACCCAAGCAAGCTATCATCAATCAGTCTAAGATGGATCTCTTGCCCAAGTCAGGAGATTATTTCAGCATTCTCCCTTGTAGAAGCCTAGACGTAGAGGGGATGACGTGTTATTCTACTGAGATGTGCGTAGAGCTAATAGATTTTGGGCATAACACAATGTCTAAGATCGTAACAGAGATTAAATCTTTCCTAATCTCTCTTGGAGTACAACGGAAGTATATTGACTTCGTTATCTCAGAGAAAGAAGGAGAGGGTGTGGAAGTATGGGTAAACCTTATTAAGGTTGGTAATGTAATTTGCTTTGATACTCCTAACGGACGTACCGTTACGGTAGGAACCCTTGCAAAAGAACCTTTATTGTCTTATGCTGTAGAGGTGTCAACAAGTTAAACGGAGGTAGTAATGTTTCAGCAAAATATTAAAGAGGGTGATGGTAAACGAGTTTTAGTGTTTGGTGATGTTCACGGAGCCTGGCACTTGCTGGAAAAGGCTATCCACGATCTAGCTATTGAAAAGGGAGATGTAAAAGTCTTTCTTGGTGATCTAACAGACCGAGGAACCGAAAACCTCAAGTGTGTTGACTACGCGGTTAACACAGAAAACTCATATGTTGTTCGCGGTAATCACGACGATATGTTGATTCAAGGTTTGCTGGAAGGGGATCAGAGAAACTATCTGGGATGGTTACAGAACGGTGGAAAGACCGTATTAGCAGAAGTTGGTGAAGAGGGTAGTACTTGTTTGGCAGTGATGCTGGAGAACAAGTCTTATTACCTCATTACGATGGAAGTTAATAGTAAGATGTACGCTTTCAGCCACGCAGAATACCCGCTGGAGTTGGAAGAAGTGCCACCTCAAGCTTTGGAAAAAGTTCTTGAGCGCGTTTATCCTGATGACCTCGATCAAGCGAAAGCAGAGATTGCTCAAATGCTTTGCTGGAACAGAACTATTATTGGTGCGATTGAGCAAGGATATAAACTTCCTGACGTACCTGGCGTGGAGATGATTTTCCACGGACATACTGGAGTGAAAGAGCCTGTTATTCACGGCAACCGAGCCTATATCGATACGGGATCAGTGTTCACCCAGAAACTTACAGTGGCTGTTATCGAACCTGACGGCGAGATCTGGTATTACAATACCAAAATGGAGGAGCTATAAATGTTCAAGATTAAAGTAATTAAGAAAGTCGGAGATGTGGAAACCATTGTTGAAGTGGATACAGATAGCGTTGATATGGCCTTAGCCATTCTACGCCACAACGATGTTATTTCAATTACCAGCGATGTACCAAACCGTAATATTGATTTCGATTGGCAAGATTTCATTCGGAAGTCTAAAGAATACGGTTTACCCCAGACGCCTATGACGATCACTTGTTAAGGAGGTAAAAGTGCTAGTTGGAGAACTTCCACCAGAAGTAAGAGAGTTGCATCACCTCTTGTGGAAATATGCAGATAAGTATAATCTGTCTTTTGAAGAGGCTGTATCTGAGGTAACAAGATTATCTCGGGAGTTTCAGGATTCCCAGGAAGAGCAGTCTCAAGAAGGCCCGAGCAACTTGCTAGCATACACTGGTGTGGGCAGTCGTGAAGTGAGTGATGAAGAGTTTGACCTTATGGAAGCCGTTGCAAAGTGGTTAGCTGGTCAAGGCTATGTATTGCGTAGCGGAAAAGCTCTAGGGAGCGACAGTGCCTTTGAAAGCGGTGTAAACCTTGCAGGCGATATCTCTAAGAAAGAGATCTACACTCCTTGGGAAAAGTTTAACGGCAATGACTTGGAAGGCGAAACAATCCCTCTGGGTAAACCTTCTACTGTTGATTTTGGAATCTCGTTGAAACTTGTACGAGAGATCCATCCAGCAGCAGACAGATTATCTCAGGGTGCGCTAAAACTTCATCAACGTAACTGCCACCAAGTGTTAGGTAAAAGCCTGGAGAATCCTATTCCTTCACGTTTTCTGCTTGCCTGTGGTAAAGAAGATAAGGACGGAAATGTTCAAGGTGGTACTCGTACTGCTTGGATGCTAGCTAAGAAATATGGCGTCCCTTGCCTGAACATTCGAGGGAAGACGAAGAAAGAGATCTTCGCTTTCCTTAAGCAAGTGATGTAACATATCAGGGGCACAACTGTTTAAATAGCGGTTAGTGTCCTTAATCAAACACCCTACAGAGGAGAAGAATATGTCAGAACATATAATTGCAGAAAATGGAATGGAAGCTAGCTTTGTAAAAAGCTGGGAAGGTTGGGATGAAATGGATACCTCCGATCTCTATTTCTATGACGTAAAGCTGCTGCCAGGTATTTTCCCTGCACACGTCTACGAACGTGAAGCAGAAGTTAAAGCTTCCGGTGGTCAGATTGATCTAGGTATCTGGGGCCAAACCAGTGTTATCGAACTTTATGACGGCAACGAAGAGCCAATCTTCAAATCTCAGTTTAAACTCGTATTAGTGGAGGAAGTATAATGGCAAAGTTAGGTGAAGTATTTATTGATCGTTGGGATGACGAAGCTTATATCTGTATCTATGACGGAAAGACACGTCTTGATCAAGCAAATCCTACTCAGCTTGTAGATTGGAACTTTGATCCAGAAGCTTTGGATGAACACGTTTCAGAATACCCAGGCACAGCAGCATACCTTAGCGAATACGGTGATGTGGAAGACTACGATAGTATGATGGATGATCGCAACTTACGTTCTCAGAGTGATATTGAAGAAGGCAAAAAGCTATACAAGAAAATCAAGAAAGCCTTAAAGCAAGTAGAAGGTTTAGATTTAGATAACCTAATTCTTTCTGATGGTGTTGTCTACAACGGTAACAGTGCGTGTTGTGATTACATCCAAGGTACTTATGCTTGGTGTTCAAGTTCAATGGAGTGCTAAATGATTGCATACAAAGAGCCAACAAAACGTTTTAATATTGACAAGCTTCAATTTTCAGACTATGGCTCTGCGTTGACAAAGTTACTGTTTGATCGTCTTCCTTCCGCTATGAAGATCGAACTATCCACCTCCGATGTGTTTCACAGACCTTCGGAGGAACCGATAAAATTGGTTCAGTATACTTTTGATGCAGAGTTAGATAAACAGGACATTCGGGAACTAGGATTCATTGCACAAGGGCTGACTCCAGATCACGGAACTTTCTTTGAGAAGATCCTGACAGTTATCTACAATCAGATTCACGCCGAAGTGAAGCATTTGTTTGAGCACGGAGTTCCGAAGGATTTTCAGACTTTAGTATTCCAAGCAAACCCAGCCGGATATGCTATCACCGGATATGTCAGGGATAATACAATCAGCATTACAACCGTGTTTAAGGTGGTGTCTAATGTTACAAACTAAGGTAATATCTCTGGTTGCTGGCCCTGGGGCTGGCAAATCCACTACAGCCGCTGGTATCTTCCATAATATGAAGATCGACCAGAAGTACAAGGTGGAGTTGGTTACTGAGGTAATCAAAGATGCAGTGTATGATGACAATACAGGTATGCTGGATGACCAATTACTGCTAACTGCAACTCAGAACCACGCCCTGCATCGTTTAGTCGGAAAGGTAGATTACGTTATCAGTGATGCTTGTCTTCTAAATGGTATCGTGTATAATCGTTTTTACAATACGCCAAGTATCTTGGATAATCTGATTCTCACCTTATTCAAGGACTACGACAATACAGTAATTATGTTGCCTCGTAAGGCAAAGTATGAGGGATACGGCAGAAGCCAGACAGAACAAGAAGCCAAGGATATTGACCAACTTTTCATTGACGTTCTGGAGGAACTTGGTGTACCATATCACGACTTAAGACAATGTGGACTCACCACAAGAGAGTTACCACTTCATATCATCGACTTAATTGGAGGTAAATAATGGATTCAACTAAAGCACGTAAGGTAGTACAGAATGCAATCAACTCTATCACCCCTAACCTGACAGAGGGCCGTAACAGCTTCACTCTGGAAGACGGTGTTGAAGTTGTTATCAATGTACCTCAGAAAGAGGTAGAGTCTCACGAAGAATCTTGGTGGGAATCCTCAGAAGAATATTGGGACGATAGTGGTTGCTAATCCCAACAATATTTGATAGCCTACTTCGGTAGGCTTTTTTACGTTAGGAGGAAATGAAATGAGAGCAGTATCTGGTGATTGTGTTTTTGGTGGATGTATAGCGATTGTATTTGGTTTGGACGATGAATACCCTATGGGTGCTACAGTTCACGTCCAGCATCGTATAGATGAAAACCCTATCTGGTTTTGCATCTATGACTGTCCAGTAGACGGCTACAAAGAAGTATACCTGGATGAAAAGAATCTGAGTCGAGTCACCCCAGAAGACGAGGATACGATTGAGCGTTATTGGGGATCTAATGGAGGTGTGTATGCGTGACATTGTTTTTATGATTATTGATGAACACGGAATTCCAACGTGGTTCCCTACGACTGCTCTGGCTAACCACTATATTGAAAAGAGTGGGCTGGAGGGATACACAGAGATTCATCGTATCGATATCCCTAAGATCCAAGAGGAACTACTTACCTCTAAAGAATCCATCGAAGAACTGTTTAACTTTTAGGAGAACGTATGTCACTACACTTGCACGGCTTAGGTAACGTTTTAATATTCGCTGTCATCCTCGTAATAGCTTGGGAATGGTGGAAACGGAGTTAACAAGAGGAGCCTAACGGCTCCTTTTCTTTTATATAAGACACTCTAAGAGCCTCTAACAGGTCAGCAATACGTTTCCCTACCTTAGAATCATAAAACCTCTTAGAATCGCTCCCACGAATCGTAGGCAATAAAAAAGGAGCCTTTCGGCTCCCTCTCTCATCCTTCCAGATGCTTTTCGATAATCTCACAGAACTCTGGGTCACTGAAAACGTCTCCAGCGCCTTTCCTCCAGATTTTACCTCCTGCCTCTTGGATGATCTGCTCTTCGTTATACAAACCGTGAGGGTTTACCTCGTGTACCTGCAAACCAAACCTACGGGCCTTCGGGATCAGTTCACTCCAGAAGTTAATCACTAAGTTAGAGCAACCTACAACAACCACCATATCTTGAACTGTCAGATTATCCAGAACGTGATACATCTCAGTGTAAGCTGGGGCATTCTCGTAGAAGAACACAATGTTAGGCTTAACAAAGAAGTGCTCAGAAACATCCACAGCATTATATCCAACATCGATTACACGCCTAGGATCGCCAGGTGAGTCTTGGGTAATCACTTCTGGCAAATAACCGTGAATATGGAGGATATCAGATTTAACACCAGCACGTTCCAACAGGTTATCAACGTTAGTAGTCAGGTTAATCACTTGACCAGGGAAACGGTTAGCCCATTCTGCAATACGGCAATGAGCTAAGTTTGGCTCAACAGTACCCAATTCTTCGCGGCGCTTGTTGTAAAACTCATTGGTTAGAGTGTACAGGTCAATGCCTTTATCATTTTCATACAGCCAGTGAGCCTTAACCTCTGATCCAGTATACTTCTCAAAACCTGCACGGAAAGCGCGTAAGTCGCAAACCTCTCCAATATCGTATTCGTCCCACATACTTCTACCGGAAGCGGTGTCGGTACGGAAAGCTCGTACTCCACTCTCAACACTAAGTCCCGCACCACTGATTACTATTAAACGTCTAGGCATCTTTCTTTTCCTCCAACTTGATAGTTTCTTTTTTGACAACACGACCGCTAAACTCCTGACGGTATGTGTAGTATTTCATTGCAATAATACGTCTTGCTTCAATCTCAGTGCAAACCTCTACAACATCAACCCACTTAGAGAAGTAGGTGATAATGTCCACGAGAGCACTCATACCGAAACGGCGTTTCTGCACCATATAGGTAGGTGGCCCAGAATCGTGATGCAGTTTCTGTAACCGGAACATCTGGGACTTTGTTTTCATTTCTGACATTCTTTCCTCCAATCATCGTAAGCCTGCTGATCCCCATAAGCCACGTACACCTGTATATTCTCAATAGGAGTATCGTGATCCTGCCAACGGATACTACCACCATACTTACTACCAGGGAAAGTGAATTCTGCGATCTTAGTGAACATTGGGTAATCACACTGCCACTTAGTAACCTCATACTCAGGGAAGTTCTTCTCAACGTAAGCTTTAAAGTCTTCTCCAGCCTTAAAGAATCCATCTAAGTAGTGTGCGTGTTGCTCTACTTCTTTCATATTGAGATAGATGTGCTTACGGTTAGGACTTTCCACAAGTTCATCGGGGATGTACAAACCATCCATATGATCAGGGTATTCTTTTTCCAACTCGTCGTACTCCTCCCGTGTCACTGGTTCGTTCATCCGGCGCTGCCAGTATTCACTGTAAATATACCAGCCTTCCTCTAAGAAAGCCTTCTCCGGCACATACCCCAAAACAGCCCACTTGTCAAACTTAGGATCACGTTTGACGGAGTATTCAGTTTCTTCGTAGTAGTGGCCCATACGACTAGCTCCTAAACGTCGAGCCTGCAATCCGTGAGTAGCGAATACAATAACAGCACCATCTTCATAATCAGGTGCAGTGACAACAAAAGCTCTAGCAATATTTTCCATTATTTTCCTCCAGAAACGACAAAAGGAGAAGGTATCACACCCTCTCCTTAGAATCAACCTTCGATTACAACACTTACTTTGTTTTTCTGACCAAACTCGTCATAGTAGAACACTTCAAACCCTTCGAGAGAATGGTAAATACCATCCATATCGTAATCTTCGGGCCAGCTTTCGATCCAATCCCCTCCAATATACTTGTCGTAGTTTTCCACATTCTCGTAAGAGTCATAACCACCTTTACCGTTCCGATACAGGTTTGCACAGTCAACCAAGAACTGTAAAAACTCGTACATAGATTCAGTTTCAGTAACAGGGAAAGCTTTCTCTTCGATAATCTCACCATCTGCATCTCCAATCATAAACTTGGCACTCACCAAGTAAGAGTTGAAGAACCGAGGTGCCACGCTTTCAGCAATCATTACAGTTCGCACCTTTCCGAGAGGTGGCTGTCTGAAAGCAGGTGAAATAAAACCTTTATGCACTTTAATAGAATTCTTCATCTTCCCTCCTGTTATGCCCAACGGATATGAACGATCATTTCATAAATTAACCACACTGTACCGACGATACTTGCAATAGCTCCCACACCCGCCATAATGAACAGGATCATAAACATCCCTTCCCAGCCTTTACCGAACATCTTCTTTCTCCTCTAATAGTTTGCGTAAACGCAACACTTCATAAGCCAAAACTCGCTCCAGACCGTTACGGCTATCGTCCCGAAGGTGAACAAGCAACTCTTCTGTTAGTTCTAATTGTTTCATTACTTTCTGCTCCAAGTGATTTCAATAACATCGTAGTCATCTGCAATCTCGGCATTCATCTTATTAAGAATACAATCCCAAGCCGCAGCCTTCGAAGAGAAAATTAGAAACTGCTTAGTTTCATTCTGCCAAGCAATACCGTCTTTTTCTTTATGATAGACTGCCCACATAGTCACCTCCAATACGTCAACCATATACCACCAGCAATTATCAGACAGGTAAGAATACCAAATGTCCATCTTGCCCAGCGGCGCTCAAGTAATCCAGGAAACTCAATGATAGCCTCAAACATACAAGCAATCAACTGAAAGATTGCCTCAATGATTTCTCCTTCCATTAGCTATTCTCTAAGAACACAGCTTGGGCAAAGCCCCGAGGAGTGAGAGAGCGGATCATTTTAGTCTTTGCAGACTTGCCTCCCAACTTTTTGTATTGTACAGAGAATCCTTCATCTAAGTCAACAGGTTTCTTCTCTGGCATCTTAAAGCCTTCGCTCACCCACAGACAGGTTTTCTTTGGATAAGCATCTCTTGCCTTGATAAACTCAGGGAAAGCCGGATGCTGGTCGTCTTCCGGTAAATAACCACCATACTCGTGAGGGTTAAATATGTGGTTTGGCTTTCTCCACATAGAAGACAGAACACTTACGGGATTCTCGATCATATACTCTGCCATATATTTCTCAGCCAGTTCCGCAGCAATCTTAGCAGTAGCAACAGCCTTCTCCTGGAACAGAGGATCTTTCTCCCGCTTAGCTTCAAAATGACGAGCACCACTTACAGCCATATCAGTGCAAGGAGGAAAGGCAAAGATTAGATCTGGAGCCTCAATCATCACACCGTTTACACGTTCACCAACAGGATCGAAGCCAGGCTCAATCCACTGGTTTACATAATGCATATTAGGATGCTGTACTTTGCACGAATATTCTCCGTGGTCGCCTTCGTCTGCATTGAACAGGAAGACAGTGTGACCTGCCTCCGCCCAATCCTTAGCCGCATATCCCGATCCATCAAACAAGGAAAAGATAATCATTCGACACCTTCCCACACAGGGAAAGCAAGTCCATCGTCAGTATACACTTCTCCAATGGCTTGACAGTTATTGCAAGAGATATGATCTCCATCGTAAAACCAGTTAGGTTTCGTTGCGTCTGTTGTTACAGTAACATTGGATGCTCCGCAGTTATCACATTCCATCCAATCACACACTACTTTTTGCATTTGATCTCCTCTATGAATCCCCAGCGAATAAACTTCTCCAAGCTGTTCCTTGTGTGGTGAGACTTATACCAACCACCAGCCTGATCCTGCGCTTCTACGCCGTTGTTCTTGCTTGTACGATATTTACGGTCAGCACCACCAATCTTACCTGTAGAAACGTAGTATTTCATTTTACTCTCCTTTATAAGGTCTACAATTATGCTGATTCGCTTTGAATCGCTCTATGTAATCTGTCTTACCCAAGCTGTGATAAAGATTCACAACCTTGAAGTAGTTCTCCCACGCATAGGTACGAAAACGCCCTGATGTGATTGAAGTACAGATTTTCATTAATGCTATCATAAAACTTCGTTCTGGGTCAATCTCAAAGTTGTTTGGGATCTGAGAACGTTCTAACGCAAGCACACAAGCCTCTTCATAAACACCTAACAGACGGTATTCCTCTTCCACCTCAAAGAATTTATCCATAGAGGTGAGGACTTGAGCACCTTCAAACATATAGTACCGGAAAGCTGGCTTGTCGTAAAGAGCAATTGCATCGTGAATATCGTCGTGCTGATAAACGTAGTTTACACCATCACCAGAAAAGAACTCTCCACTAGATACATTTAACTTAGGGTGAGAGTAGTTGTAGGTCTCTTTCATACGCTTATTGTAGATATCAACAAGCTCACCCGTAATCTCAGCACCTAATGACCGCATAAAGTGGATATCCTTCATCGTTTTTAGGAAATGAGGGGAGTTCTTCTTGAAGCGGTGAGACATTTTTAGCATATACAGAACATTCAGAGAAACACAGGTTCCTAATCCAGATGTTTGATTCCTTGTTAGCTCAGGGTGTTTATAGCACCAAGTGAGGATATCGTAGCCACTGCTACCTTCTTGAGCAATCTCGTACTCTTCGATTATATGACCGTCTTTCTTGATTAATCCTTTGTTTCCGGTACGGCTGACAGTGTACCCAGCAGCTTCTGAGCGATAAGAAACATTACTCCACTCCCGTTCAGAACAGATGTAATCGATATCCAGCATTGTTTTACGCAGCTTAATACCTTCTGGAACATACTCTAGCAAAGCCTGACTTCCAATAATAACCATAATACCCTCCTTACAAGAAATCCCGCCGAAGCGGGATCTATTTTAGTGTTGCTTGACACCCATAGTTGCGTTGTCAGTGTAAGTCTCTTGAGACGCTATCACTTTATTATCTTCAAAGTGATATGCGTGACGCTTACCTGTAGCCACATCTTCGAACATAGCACAAGCTAGATACTCAAATGGGACGATGGTGTTTTGATTGATAGTGATCAGGTCGATTGTTTTGGTGTTATCAATCTTAACCTGATTAGTTCGTGTGTCAACAATAAAACCTTTAACACGGCTGAAATTATACTGCTTGCCGTCTGCATAAATCAGAACAACCTTACGATTTGTTGGTTTTTCTTTTTTGATCTCTTTCACAGTTCCTTTCTCCTTTATCAGCTTTAAATCCGAATGGTTATACCCATTTGATGTACCGTTATCCCAATCCACTGTAACAGGAAGAAACCCGCGAAACCGTTCTGTTATGGCTCTCTGCACTGTCCCTACACAATCTGATGGGTTATTACAGGTTGCAGATTGTCCATAATACCGAGAACCTTCTGCAATCTCAACACGATCACCTACTTTAAACATAAGTCACCTCACTTACTTAGTTGATAAAAAGTTTCATATTGATCCCGAGTGATAATATCAGGGCAGCCCTTCGTTCCTTTGATGAAAGGCGGTTCAACCACCATATGATTGTTGATTAGACAATCTTCACCACGCATAAAGATTCCACGAGGAGTCTTGACAATGGCTCCTTTAGTCTTGGTAGAGAATTTAATCTCACCATCAAAATCACGCATAACGCTCATTGCGTTTGGGGGCCACTCCACACCAGAGTTAATCACTTCTTGCACCAGTTCCATTACTTAGTTCTCCTTGCCATTTTAATTGTCAGCTTAGATAAAGGCGAGAATACAAACTTGCATAGTAAAATAATCACTAGCATAGGCAACCAGAAGGTTGCAGGCCAGAAGTTATTCGTAAACAAGTCAAAACATTTATCCGTATCAACTTCTTTATCGATGTTTTTCTTCTGTTCATCATACAGATCCATCAGGTAAAACACAACCATAAAGAATGGGATCAAGATAATGTAGCAGAAGAAAGGGTGATACATAACCCAATCCAATACAATCATCGTAACACCATTACCTTATGATCGTCAGAAGGTCGTGATGCTAAGTACTCATTGTACTCCTGAACCTTAGCTTTCGCTTCCTCTCTCAGCTTATCTGCAACAGACAGGCTCCAGTTAGGATCTTTCTCTTTGTTTGTGCTTTGAGTCAAGTTCTCGTAGTAGACATACATCTCGTCACCTACACTCATAGACCGACTGCCAGTAGAAACGATTTTGAAAGTAGGACAATCACTGTCGTCATCATTTGTAAGCTTCACAATATCACCAGGGACAAGTCCGTCTTCGTGGTCAATTACTGTAAAATGAGCCTTTAGATCGTATTTATTATTTTCGCAATATTCTTGAAATTGAGTCATCTTTTTCTCCTTAAATGGTAGGTTTGTCAGCCAGAGGCTTATCATAGTTTGGGCTAAAGGTGTGCAGCTTGTCAAACGCATTGAAAGAGCTACGCGATGATTTAGGGCAATGCAGTACCTTAGCTTGGTGTTCGCCGTGTTGCTTACCGCAGTGCAGGCACAGATACTGAGTTTTATTTTCCATTTTCATTCTCCGGTTCCACTACAGCTTTACGAACAGAACGTACAACATCACTGGTGATAGCACCACACATAAAGATCCAGATGAAAACGTTGTTATCCACATCCTTGAAGAAGATGTACTGGAAGCCAAGGGCCATAATAACCCACACTAACATTCCCCACAGAAAACCTTTAGTCTCTTTTTTCATCTCTTACTCCTTATTTAACGAAAGTTCCAATATTGTAAGGCTGTGCTCTTACTTTACCAATGATACCGCATTCAGCATCTAAGAACAAGTACTTAATATCAAAATAAATCGTGTTGGTCATTGATGCATTTTGACGTGACTTGATCACTTTGTAATTCTGCCCTGTCTCCATAAACACGAGGTCAGCATACTTCATCGCATCCATAAACTGATCGTACTTATCTCCAAAATGATCGTTTTCAGTTTCAAGATAGCACAGAACTCCGTGTCTTGCAAAGTACATAATCATTATAAACTCCCGCAGAAGCAAATAAAACAGATCACCGTAGCTAACAGTGTCCAGATAGCCATTAAGATACGAGCACCTTCACTCCACTGGAAGATACCTACTTCCAACCACTCGCCCTGAACCATAGAACCCAAGAACCAGAGAAAGTAAGGAGGCAGAAAGATCACCAAAACTAACATAACGAGAAAACCGATAAACTCTTCCATCATTTTTCTCCTGTTTTGTATTCGTCAAAACATCCTAGCAGAGTCATACCACCTTGAGTAGTAATAAGTGCATACTGGCAACCAGTTTTGTGATCAGTAATTACATAATCAACCCAACCTGTTACACGCTGCTGTTCCATACGTCCAGCTTCAAAGCTACCTGTCTGCAACGGATTGACAGGTTCCGCTGCTGTTACATCGCCATCACAGGCAGTAAGACAAAGCAATGCAATACCAATAAGAATCTTTTTCATTTAAAACCCTCCTCGCGTAAGAATTCTTTCACCTTCTCAATGTCCGTGAAAGTTTTGATTGTGAAGTAATCGTAATGCCGACCATAAGACTTTGGGTTATCCCCTTCCATCCACTTCTTAACGTAGAAGTACCGGAGTAAATGGTGTTGCACTACCTGATAACCATCCTTTTGCCAAATGATCATTCAACCTCTCCTATACTTTCCGCAGAACCATCCCAAGCACCGATGATATCCATCGCGGTTGATCTTTTCACTCCGAAATACTTTAACATTGCCTCGACAATATCCTCCGTACTAGGAGAAACGCCTGGCTCTTTCCTTTCTACCCTTTCAAAGTAAATAGTGAGCCATTTATGATAAGTCATCCAGTTACGGACACTCACCGACGAAAACCTTTCTTGCGATCTGCAAGCTTCTTAGCATAGCTACTGCCATAATCTTTGCCGGAATCTTTGTGATAAAGAACACGGTCAGAATCTTTACTCGGACGTTTTCCGATTGCTACCTGTACCACATAGAGGCGGTTGCCTACACCAGCAGCATCGGTTGTTGTTAGTTGTTTTAATGAAGCCATTGTATCCTCCTGTTGTTTGATGTACACACTCTACCTAACATCTAAGAGAAGTACAAGTAGTTTTTAGAGGTCTAGTGAGAAATCTTCTGAGATATCATCACTCATTTCTTGGGTAAAGCCAATATAGAACAGTGTTGCAGCCGGAGACGTTTGTCCCAGAAGCTTAGTGATACGCTCAATTTGAATACCGTTTTCGAATAAGATACGACCCTTACTCTTACGAGGGGTGTGAGTTCCCACTTCCAAAATACCACAACGACGACCTGCCTTACCAAAAGCTTCCAGCACAGCATTATGACTAACTGGAGAACCTTTTGATCGTTTGTCCGAAAGAGAGAATACATATTCACCAAACATATCGCGAGACGAAGCTTCCTTTAGACGCTCAGATACAATCTGACGCATAGTGTCAGTGATCTTCACCTTGATAGTTTTGCCTGTCTTCTTCTGCTTTAACGATACGTGAGTAGCAGAATGAGAAAAGTCGCTCCACTTCAACTGAGTTGCATCGGAGAACCGCAGGGCAGTTTCATACTGCATCACCCACAAACTGTAGAATAAGTTGGTTGCACGGTTATCCTTAAGGATCTTCGCCACCTTCTTTACATCTTCGACAGATTTAAGTGATGCTGCTGCTTTACCCATTACGATTCTCCTCTCAAGTTGATGGAAGTATCTTACCTACTCCTGAACCTCATAGCAAGCAAAATTATACACGTTACGGATTTTATTCGAGTCTGCATCCATAAACGTATATTCCCCATTATCCCAGCCAATCTCTCCCGTATAGTGGAAGCTGTACATATAATTGGTATCCGTACAAGCTAAAGTCTTACTTCCTGGCGGCCCTGCTGTCGGGGAAGGGGAGCATCCGGCTAAGAAAGCCAGAACTAAAGCAATAGCTCCTACTTTAACAGCATCATTCATCTTCGTCATTTGATTCCTCCTCTTCGTCATATGGTTTTTCAATAGACTCAAAGGAGTGCAGAACGTTATCAAAATAACCTCCGCTCTTCTGGTCTAGTTTTGCACCCGTTACACAGCTACCTGCGTATGCATCATTCTGAGAATCAGCGTAGGATTTGGCTACAGAAATGGCTTCTTGTTCTGTACTGAACAATCCAAGAATACCTTCGCTGTGCTCCCAACCATCAGACCAATCCCACCAAGCGATGTAGATATCCATAATAGGTTTCTCCTATCAATAAATGTGTTTTTGCACATAAGCTTTCATTAACTGATTAAGCTCTTCGTTTGTAAATAGTGGAGGTTGTTCTTGCATCAGCAAGTTGTCCACCGAGATTCGTCAATATATCCTTGTTCAACAATCTCAAAGGTTTCAGTTGTGATTTGATACTTATCCTCGGTGAGGTTATCAATCGCAAAGCTCTTCGCCTCTTCAATAGAGTCAAAACTCTCCACGTAATCCTTAGCACCGCCGCTTGGGTAGTAGATATCAAAAGAAAAAAGATGATACTTCATTCTAAACGCTCCGCAATAGGAAGAAGAAGATTACCAAGAGCACCAGCTTGCCACAGACGGAAAAGGTTATGCTCCTTTCTCAGTTCCTTATCCACACCTTTCATTCCATTATGGATATAAACGGGAATGCCGATAGAGTTGATGATAAAGATAGCGTAGCCTTCGTCCCAAGCTTTGTTAAGAAAGCACATCTGAGAAGTGTGTATGTGATCCCCATCTTTCGCTGCATCAAAAGCGAACTCAGTTTCACCATACCCTGTTAACAACTGTCCGTCCTTATAATCAGAGAACGGATAGAACATTGCCATTTTCATAGACACCTCCTACCATTTAACGATGATATTTTCAATAAAACCAGGATCTCTATGAGACTCATAGTACACAACCTTAAACCCAGCAATTTCCAGCATACGCTTATAAGGCTCCAACTCTAGCTCTTGACGATAACGAGCATAGTGAGGAGGATTTACTCCAAAGTGATCTACCGGAGATAAATGTGCTTCGAAAAGCCCGCTAGAAGCGGCTTCCTGTATAGCACCTATAACATCAGGGCTAATTTTATCCTTGTTTGCTTGAATAGAATGCTGCCGCATATCTTCTGCTCTTACCAAAACTGCATCCCCCATTCATCAGTTACTTCAACACCCATCGCCACCTCAAAGGCCATACTATACTGCCCTTTATTAAAGAACAGTTCAAACCTGTAGAAGTGGTCGGGACACCTTTCTGACGTAAACTCTGTCGTCACTCCTGTATTAGGATTGAAGATCTTAGCCACACCATTCACTAGGGAAACATCTTCCTCTCGGAAAATCTCCCCTCTTTCTAATAGTTTGTATCGTAACATAATTATTCGAAAATCCAAACAAGAATACCAACAAAGCACCCAATAATGAAAGTAAGCCTGATATTTTGCCAGTTAATGTTAAAGAAACCCTGGGTAAACATATTCCAATCCCAAGTGACAAAGCTAATGCCAAAAAGAACAACAAAAGCAAGTACAAGCAGAGCAATAACAAAGGCCAAACCAAAAGCCATTACTACTCCGATGTTACGGATTAGTCGAGCGATCATAAATCCTCCTTAATAAAGTTGAGCAACATCTTCTGAGAAGCCATAGTCATAGAGCATAAGAGTTCCACGAGAGTTGACACCGCAGTTGGTAGGATAGTCTGCCATACCAATATCACAAGAGTTCTGATAACCGTACTTTTCATCCACAACTTCTACTCGTGCTTCGAGTTGGGAGAACTTCTTCTCAGATGCTTTGGTAATACGCTCAAGAGTTTCCATCTCTATCCAGAGAAAGTCAGGATGATGGTTAACGATCTTCGCATAACGCAAACGCTCACGAGGACTCATTTTGTCGTAGAGAACAATCTCAGCTTCATTCTGAGCAATACCACGCCAATCTTTAGCCACCTTGATACAAGTGGTATCCAGCAGGTTTTTATAGACAACACGACTGCTGCCTTCTCCTAATTCATCGCCTTTTGCGATGGTTTGAATAACTTCACTAATACGCTCACGTAATGATACCGCCATAATCCCTCCTCTTTACTCTAAAAAGAGCAACCTAAATCACTCCACCTCTTGTTCGAAAACCACTTTAACATTCTTTAGCTTGCCTGCCAAGTCCCTGCCTTGTTTTTCTTTCAAGGCTTGCATCGCATCGTCAAATGTATCGAAGGTACGATCATAACTATCAGAATAACAATGCTCTTGTAGAGTGTGCCAGAACAGGGAACTTTTATACTTAACCTTGAAGGTGGTACGTTCATCACCCCAAGTGTAACACACAATCTGATATTTCATTACTCCTCCTTGCCATCGATGTTACCAAGGAATACCAGAGTACCGTTATTCATCTCTTCTGTCAAATGCTGGAGGCTGGTGAAGTTGGATTCCGCACCATTCTTATCTAAGCAGGAGATGTATGTTCCTTCTACATCAATACTGTCCTGCTGAATGACCAGCATTTCACCTGGGCGACGACAGCCTGCCCGTTTGGTAAACTGGAACACATCGCCAAAGCGAACTTCGGTAATTTTAACAGTAGCGGTAGTTACAACGGTATCAGTCTTTTTCATTTTATTTCTCCTTAGTGGAATCGAATTTCAAGTTTGTTTTCACCCATAGGCACTGCACGAGCACACCGCAAGGTTTCAAAATAGCCAACGTAGAAAACGTGGATCTGAGTACGGATGCCTTCGGATGTTTCCAGGCTAATAGCAAACTGCCAGTAGTCTTTATCTTGCGCTGTACACCAAGCTTTGTCAACTACATCCTTCAACACTTCGGATTTAAATCGACGACCAGATGTTCCACCAGAACGGACATAGCGATCATTCCAAGCTCGGTCATACTCTTCTGCCAGCTTGTAGTGCTCTTCGATATCTTTCAGAGCCTGTTCTGCTAATTGAACATTGTCAAAGATCAATCCTAAGTCTTGATCATTACGCTCTTCGCTCCCGAAGGAATCTCCGGTGGTGTAGTCAATAAGGATTTCGTATTTCATTTGTCCTCCGGTATGTTTAACATCTCTAACACCCACTGGAGGGTATTACATTGTGTCTGTAGTTGTAACCTAGCCTCTGATCCAAGTAGAGGGAAGGATGCTTGAGATAAGTCATCGTTTTTAACAGCATCAACCAATACAGAAAACCGCTTTTTAAATATCTCTGCGGCTTCTGGAGTACACTCTACACCAGTTGATCGACAAGGTAAAGCATAAACCTGAGAAATCAGCTTATCTCTGTCACGTTGATAGGCAGACTCTGAGGCTGCTTTGGCAATAATTAACTCTCGCTCTCGTTTTTGTTCTTCCACTTTAAAGATGAAAGAGAAGAGATTAGCACACTCTGTGGCAGTAAGAGAGGATGGAGAACTAGAATAACGAGCGTCACTCTCCCGATCATA